TCACCTTGCCTGTAAATCTGGTATACTACTCAAAATAGACGATTTCTTTTCAATGGTTTTCCTGTTCCTATGATAGTGTATTTCTGATGTCATAATATCTGTATGCCCCATCTGATCCATAACAAGTCTCTTATCCACATTGTTATCCATAAGAATAGTTCCATATGTCTTTCTTACTTTGTGCGGTGGCTTTGGATAAATTTTCAATTTCCTGCAAAGCCTTTTCTGCCTTTGTCTAACCGCCTGTGCGGTGATCCTAATATCATTTTTGGTAAAAATGTAATCTCCAAACGGATTCATGTGTTTTATTTTATCGCAAATCCATACATAATCACTTGGTATAATTGCTGTTCTGATTCCTGCCTTGGTTTTAGGATACTCTTTTACTTCAACAACATTGTTTCCGTTTTCATCTTTATACTTCGTCTCCGTTCTGCGAACGTTAAAAGTATTATCAGAAAAATCGGAATGCCTTAATGTTACAACTTCTCCGATACGTACACCAGTTAAAAACATAAGCAATATCGCAACATTAGAAGTATCAAGGTGGCTGACAAGATACTTAATCATTACATCAGTTTCATATTCGTCGAATACTTCTTCATAGTCTTCTTTTATTACTTTTTTAAAATCACTATCAGATACGTCAAGATTATCAAACAGTTCTACGATATTAAAATCAATAAGTTTGCGTTTTTTCGCTCTTTTAAGAAATGTTCTTGTAATTCCTTTTAGACCGGAAAATGATTTAGGTGTCAACTCTTTATCGGCAATTTCTTCCTCTAAAAAATCCCCCCATTCATCTTCTGATATTGATTTTATTCTTCGCTTTCCCAACTCTCCATAGTGTCTGAGAAAATATCTCTCGTCTCTGTCGTATGTTGCTTTACATATCTTTTTAAGAGACAATCTCCGGTCTTCACATTCGTAAAACACTTCTGTAACTGTTGGATTTTGCTCTTTTTGGTAGTAAAACTCAATAACTTCTTTTTTGAGATCTTCCTCGCTTTTCTTTTTTACAAGTCTCCTTCCTTTTTCTTCATCTGGCAAATAAGTTCTCCAGTATCCGTCTTTGCCTTTGTTGATTGCGTATTGGTGTTTCTTCAGATACTCCTCTTTCTTTTTCATTTCAATGCTTTTTTGCAAAGATTCCGTGTCAATCATACCATTGCTAACGGCATATTGCAATATTTCCATATCAGAAAGTTCCAAATCTATCACCTTCTAACCGCTTAAGTTTATTTTTTATAGACCTCACTCTTCTTTCTACAGTAGTTACAGAAATGGAATGTCTAAAGGATATTTCTTTTTGAGAAATTCCTTTAGACAAATCCCAAAACACTTTTTCTTCCTCTTCCGTGAAATTGGCGTTCCGAAAGATCTCTTCAAGTTCTGGCTTAGTCAGTTTTGACAACTTCATAAGCCATTCTCCTTCACTAAATTTCAGTTTAGATGTTCATAACACCAGACTTCCATCCTGCTTTTTTAGCCTCTTCTGAAAGAATCTCATTTTCTTCAGCTATATCCATTTTTCTTTGTTGTTTTTCTAAACAATATATTGATAAAATTTCATCCACCAACTCATTAATACTACATAACATATCTCCGTCAACCTCTTCGGTTCGTTCTGCATCATTTAAAATATTTTTTATATCTTCTGCACATTCATGTATTTTTCTCATACAAATGCCTCCATAAATCTTAATATTTCAGTTTACTCCAGATGCGCTGTCCATTCCCAAATATCTACCGGATCAATGGGTTCTGCGCATTTAGGGCATATAGGATATAAACCTTTTCTGTAATGTTCCTCCATTTCTCGGAATACTTTATTCTTTCGCATCCGTTTGAATTCAGCATCTGCCAGTTCACTGTATGTTTTGGCTTTAGATAGCATTTTACGCTGTTCATCCTCCAGCAGCTCATACCGCCTCGCCAATGTAAGCAGAGCATCAAAAGCATCTACCGTAGCTCCGCAATCCTGACAGCTTACGATCCTGTTTACCGTATCGACCTCGTAATGAGGTGGATCGCATTTGCACAGCTTTTCTCTTCCTCGCTCGATTCTTGCTAGATTGAAGGAAATAATCTCATTGTCCATAGTATTCCTCCACTAAATCCTAAGAGCATTACCGCAAAATCTACAGTACTTTGCCAATATCACACACTTGGAACCGCCTGTATAATGGCTTTCCACATATTTGTGTACTACTGCTCCGCAATATTTACACGTTATTCTTGCCATAACAGCGTAGCTGTCATTTATTTCTTTCTGTTCATCGTGTGACCACATTTCTCGCTTAACTCCTTTGCTAAATCCTAAGTTACATACTTAATTTCTTACCTTATCCAAGTACTCCTTGCATTTCCAATACACTTCCGGATCAAATTCTTTCCGCTCATGCTCATATGCGCTGTAATCTGCCGAACTGCATCCGGCAATCTGTGCCATCTTAAACATGGACACTTTTGCATCTCTTCTTAGTGCTGCAATATAGCCTGCGTACATCCCTTTGTCTCCGTTGGCTAACTGTATTCTTGCCATTTCCTGAATATTTTTCGATGCAGATGCTTCCATTATTTGCTTTATTGTGCATTCCTCGTTGTGGCAATCATAAAGGCAACCGTGGATTCCATTCTTGCCATCGAAAAAGCCAACCACATATTTTGTAGGTTCCTCACAGTCATTACATTTTGCATTTATAGCCATAATTTTCACCACCTTTTAACTTGCCGAACTACCGAATTTTCCTCGGTAGTTCGATTTCTCCCCCGTATTACCGGGGGATTTTAACTTGCTTTTGAATTATTGAGTGGAACTAAAATAGAAACTCAAATTTTTAATTAAATTTTTCACTTCTTAACTCAAATTTTGAGTTACTATTTCACTTTTTAGTTCCTGATTTCACTTACTACGCAAACCGAAGTTGCCCGGTCTGCTCTGCTTCTATTCTCATGTTCGGTGTACGCTCTCCTATTCGGAGATCACTGCAGTTTGCAGATACCAGTGCTTCTGCCATAACCGGCACTACGCTGTTACCTATCCTTGCCACTCGCTCCACAATAGGATATGTTTTTCCTGCAATATCCCTATCAATGATATAATCATCGGGAAATCCCTGCATCAGCTTCAATTCTTCCGGCTTCAGCATCCGCAGAAAAATGTCTTTTATAACATATTGCTCTCCATCAATCTCAATCAGAACATTCACCAGTCCGAACCGATCCTTTGTGGTAATTGTCCCCAGCGGCTTATCCAATGTCTGACCACAACCGGTTCCGTAATATTTGACCATAAACGCAGATACAAGTCCGAAATGTCCAGGGGAAGTGGTGATTGTATGCAGTGGCTCGTCACACCCCTGCCCGATCCCGGTCTTATAAAACTTTGTGACAAATGCGGTTACCAATCCGTACCGGTTGCTGGTATCAATAGTCTTGATAGGATCCGTAAGGAATTGTCCCCGGGAATCCCCCTGCCTGGTTTCACCGTGATACTGGATGATAAATGCCAGTGCATCCTTACTTTTGACGATATACGGATGTGGATTATTAATTATGTACTTTTTCACACCATTACCGATTCTGTCCATTGTAGCCGCCGCCAGTGGCTTCTTACGCTCAAATATGGATGTTCCAAGATCAGACCAGTCAATATAGTCACCGCATTCTTTCCATCTCGGTAGCAGTATCCCATCTTTACTGTATGTAGGTGCTGGCCAGACGATTTTATTTCCATCCCGCCGGAAAATTGCATACCATCTTTTCCGTGTCGTAGGTGCCCCATAATCCGCAGCCACAAGTTCCCGACTATCGAAATCATATCCAAGAGAGGTCATTGCTGTAATAAACTTACGGTAGTCCTCTCCCCTGCGTTCCGGTATCGGGTGACCGTCTGCATCCAGCGGACCCCACTGTTGTATCTCTTCAACATTCTCCATTATGATTACATCTGGCAGTAGCACTTTTGCGTGCTTGTACACCGCCCAGGGAAGTATCCGCAATCCTTTTTTGCGTGGTTGCCCGCCCTTTGCTTTGCTATGGCTTGTACAGTCAGGTGATGCCCACATCAGAGCCACATGGCGATCTCCAACATATTTTTGCAAATCTACCTTAAAAATATCCTCTGTCAGATGCAATGTGTCAGGGTGGTTTACCATGTGCATCCGTATAGCCTGCGGATCGTGGTTTACGGCAATGTCAACAGATCTTCCAAGTGCCATTTCTATTCCTACGCTTGCGCCGCCGCCACCGGCAAAGCAGTCAATGATAATGTTATTTTTCATGGCATCACCTCCGGCATAAAATCAGATAATCGCATTTGTGCCATTTCTGCATCTAATCTCTTTTTGGACAAATCATAATAATGTTTGTCCAGTTCAAAGCCAACATATGGATGGTTGGTTCTGTAGCAGGCTATCAAGCTACTAGCACTTCCTACATGTGTGTCTAGGATAATGTCTCCGGGCTTTGCATAGCGGTTTAGGAGCCATTCATATAGTGCCACTGGTTTTTGTGTAGGGTGGATACGCTTTTCATTTAACGCCTTATTCCCCTGCTGAACAGTTCCTTCAGTAATGGACTTTCCCTGGAACATTCCGTTCCACATATAACTGAACAATCTTACAGAATCATGCATACTGCAGTAAGCGATCTCGCAGTCTGAAAAATCACTGTTACCATTGCACTTGTCCCATACAATTCTTTCTGGACTGAATGGATATTCAAAATAATTACATCCCCAAATTATCTGCTCTTTTGACACCCTAAACAATTCTTTGAAATAATCTTCATCCGGCACCTGCCAACATTCTGACTTTTCGTATATCCTCTGTACACCTATTGGAGATATCTTTTTACCATAGAATCCTCTTCGTTCAGGTCCTGAGAAATACGGTGGATCCACAATCGCAAGGTCAAAGTAACCATCCGGGAACTCTTTCATCCCATCCATGCAATCCATGTTGTAATATCCAAAATCCATTACGGCTCCTTTCTCTTATTTCTGTGCTAAATAGCACATAATTCCACAATCCGGGAATATTTCTGTGTTCATATCTCCACGGTTGGGATCCAGTTCATCGAGATATAACGGCGTCCCGTCACTCTCTTTCAAAATCGAATATCCAACCAGTCGTTCCAACTGTGCCCGGCTCTCAAACACTTCCGGGAAGTCCTTGCGGATCCTGTTCCAATACCACATACCGCCCTTGACACATCCGATGCAGTTATTGTTCGGATATCCCAGGTCATACATCTTCGGTCGAGGGAAATCGAACGTCCGCTCAAACAGTCCGTGAACCTCTTCCTTTGACAGATTCCGGTCAATCAGCGGAAATTCATGCTCCGCTTGCGGATTAGATTCTACCGTCCGCTCTGCCCTGTTGCGCTCTCGCAGGTCAAACCCCCACACATAGATCAGGTCGTATTGTTTATGTTCCTGCTCCCATTGCTTACGTACACGCTTTTTCAGCCAGTTTGTGCATGGGGCAAAACCGTTGCCTGCGCTACGGAATCCTCCGAACGCTCGGACACACTCTTCCACACATCCATATTCCGTAGATCTAAGTACCTCAATTTCTTTTCCGATTGCTTTTTCGCAATCCTTGATAAATCTCATGCTATCCTCATGTTGATCGGCAATGTCAATGTAAATCCACTTATCAACATCTCCTGCAAGGTATCCCGCCATAAAAGATGATACTCCTGCGCTGATCCAACATACCTTTAGCTTTTCTGCCATAACACCACGCTACAAATGCTGTATCGTGGATCACCATTCGTTTGCTTTACATACGCTTATCAATAAGCCTTATAGCCACGGTGTTGTAATTTTTCGGTACGCCACCCCTATTCACTGCGCACCAACCCGGTTTACCGGGCATTCGTTATTCCTTTCTTACTTTTAATCTAACCATTTTCTAACTCCATAAAATCCGATAACTGCATTTGACCAAAAACATTCGTGTCCTGCATCCACCAGTGGTAAACCTCTTCTCCGCAAGTCCACTGTACTGGCTTTCCTTTAGCTTTCCTTTCTTTCAACATTTTGTCAAAAGCATGGATATAAGCTTGTCTGTACTTTGGATAATCGTGCATCTCACGCTCCCTCTGCGACTTTCTAGCAAGCGGACAACCTAAACAACCGAGTCTTTTATATCCGCAACCGTACAACTTGCAGACTGGAATCTTTTCAGACTGAATGAAATTCCAAACATCATCATCTGTCCAGTCTATTATTGGATTCACTACTGTTTTTGCTTTCATTTGGCAACTCTCAAATAGCTTTCTCGTATCGTCATTGTCCGTTATAAGCATCTTTTCATCGGTTATGCCTACACTTTTATCTGCGCTGTCTTTAAGCACCTCAAAAGGGCTTCTAAGACTTCTCTTCGTACTCTCCGACCATCTAACTCCTGTCGCAATCATTCGATTTTCATTACCGCCCTCTTTCAGTTCTGAGCAACAATACCGAACCACTCTTGTCGGTGGCATCAGTTTTCTTGGAATCAGATTCCACATCGTCAAATTTTGACCGTTCGCTTGTCTGTGATAATCAATCGTGCACTTGATTCCTTTCAGTTCTTGCTGTCGGAACACATCTCTTATGTGATATACCGTATCAGGAGAATCTACTGTTGTATGACTGTTATGTACCTCGTAAGGTATTTTTGCCATTTCAAACAACCGGAGTTGCACATCTGAATCCTTACCACCCGAATACTCACATACAAGTGGCTTACCGTAATGATGCAACGACATTTCACTTGCAGTTATCAATCTCTTTATACTTTTTTCTAATAAATCCACACACCACACTACATTTATCCGTGTGGTAAATTTACAATCTGCCTTGTAGTCCTTGGGAGTTATTACCGCTGACCATTAGTCTTTTCTGGGGCGATACCTAAGCAGCGTGTTAATAGCTGCTATTTCTCAGGCGAACCATGACATTCCATTCTGGCATTTATCAATTTTTACAACCCAGATTCTGATTCCGGGAAACCTCGTTTCACGAGGATAAGTGTTATTCCTTTCCTACAATCGTTTCTGCCTGCTCCTTGTACATCCTGCCCGCCATCTGCACCAGGTAATGCTGTAATGCTTCATCCACGCTTACACGATGCTTGGTACAGTATCTGTCAACATACCGCTTAAAGTCCTCATTCTGCTCGTACAGGGCGGTGTAATCAATGTTCTGCATCTGCTCCACCTACTTTCTCAAAATAGAACTTTATCGGTTCTCTGTTTTCCTGCACCATACCGAATCTGACTGCGATACTATATGTACAAACATCTCTTTTCAGTCTGTCAGGTATCTTCTGCAAATTTTTTCTGAATGTCTCTAAATCCATTGTTGCCTTATAACGATTGCATGAACCGCAGGACGGCATCAGATTACTTATGCCGTGTACGTCAATTCCGGTAAATTCTTCGGTGTACTCATAATTTCTGATGCAATGCAAATGATCTACATTAAAACCTTTCTCCGGTATCTCACAGCCACAGTAAGCACAGTGACCGTTGTATTTCGCGTACACTAATTTTCTAACTGATTTAGGAATCGGTTTTCGCATCTACACCACCTGCCTTTACAATCTCCAACAAATCATCTACCAAATCCTTGACTTCGTACATCATCATAGTGTCGTAGGATTTTGACTGCTGCTCTGCTGTCTTATTTCCATACTTCGTACAGTCTTTAAGGAATGCTGTGCGTTCTTCCAACTGCTTCACAACCTTGTCCGGGTCGTAAAGTCTGCTCTTTTCAAATGCTTTTTCCATCATCTCTGCGGTCTCCTGCTCATAGTTACCACAGCAGGTATCCATATCCGCAAGACAACGATGGAAGAACTCTGCGAATCGGTCTGTGTTATAGTCCGCTTCAAATGCCTCTGGAATATCAATCAGTATTTTCATCGTTCGCCCTCCTGTTCCAATCTGTAATTGCTTTTGTTCGCTCGTCTTTCCCTGTTCTGATGCCTCCGTCCTGATCCATGTACATCTCACATTCATAGCTTTTTGGAAATTCTGTTCCGCATTTCATACATTTGATTTTGAACATTACCCAAACAGCCGAATGTGATGACTTATTTGTAATGGTTAAGAACATTGCTTTTCCGCCACAGAACGGGCATGGTTTAAGTTCCATTGCTCCATTCTCCGTCATGTCTACTCCTCCAACAGTTCCGGATTGTCAAATACATTCCCAATCACTGAACATTCATCACCTAAAACTTCATAGCTTTCAGCAGATAATCTGTTTGTCACTTGGAAGGAAATTGTTTCATCATCCCATACGACTTTACCGATGCAATCTGCTTCTGCCAGTCCGCTTTCTGTACTGTATGAATCCCAGTAAGCAACAATGTCATTCTCCCAAATCAGATTACCGTTCTTGTCTTTCAGTCCGGTGCACTGGCAGATTGTGGCTGGGGCTACCTCAAATGCCACAAACTGCAAACATCCTTCTTCTCCGACCTTATCACTCTCATTTACCGAGTTACCAACTGTATGAATAAATACTTGCCCTGTTACACCATCATCAATACGATTTCCAATTACCCATTCCCCGTTATCAATCCGCTTTCCACGGAATAAATATCTATCCTGCATCCTCATTCCTCACTTTCTTTCTGTAACCATGCCAATGTACAATCCTTACATACCTTGTCACTTTTTAATAAATTCCGTAGGACACATAATATAGCCATTGCCAACTCCTCGTCCGTCATGCTCCTGATCCGGTCTGCGTTGGTCATAGGTGCGTAGTGCTCGCAGTCTCTTTCTATGTTCTCATGTGGACAGTCGTTGATTTTCTCGCACCATGAGTACGCATCAAACCCATTATCCTTTGTTTCTAAATTCTTGCAGTTATTACACTTCGCCATAATCTTCCTCGCTTTCTCGGTACGTCTCCGGCAGTGGCATCCATTCCACAGGCAATGCTTGTAATACAATGTCAGTAGATGAATTTCTCCATACTTTACCATGAGGAGTATACCAAGCTATCACACAACCCTCCACATCGTCGAAGCATACCAGAACATCTTCCCTTTTCTCCGGCAGTCTCTCGCTTACCGGAATCCACACCGGCTGATTCTGCAAGGCGATGATTGCCATCTGCAATGCATCACATCTTTTATCAGCATCAAGTGTGCAAAGGATATTTGCCGTATCACAACACTGACTATGGATATCGTTTAATAATTTGATAGCTTCTTCTCTCTTCATTCCGCACCTCTCAATTCTTTCAGCTTGGCTTTTGCTTCTTTTTTTGTGAGGAATACTGTTTTACCAAATTCCATTACATCAATTTGGCCAGATAAAGTCTTATCGTTTGATTCATAATCGCAATACAGTATAATTTCTCCATCTTCAAAACAATCAAAATGGAAGTCTTTAACTGTAAACTCGTCTATATCTTTTCCAAATCCTGCAAAATCAAGGAAAATTTTATCTCCAACCTTGCACGGCAACCGCAGAAGCAATCCCTGCTCCTCGTAATCCTCGTAGCGTTTCAACTTTTCCCTCAACTCTGCCATTGCCCACATGTTTCGGTAGAATATCGCAATCAGACCTCTTACGTCTGCAAACGGGTCAATACCAAGGTTGTCCATCATTTCTTCGTCAAAAGATTCGTCTTGCAATGGCAAATATTCTCCTACCAAAGTAGTTGTGAGTTTTCTTACAAAATCTCTTTCGTCTATATCAATCTCATAATCTCTGTATCTGCCACTTCCATCCTTTGCTATGTAACAGCAATTAAGTGCCAGTTCAACCATTCCCATATCTGATACATTCTTGTTAGTTGTTAATCTCTCCATTCTTGCTCCTTTCCGCAATCCTCGGCTTGCTCTCCATCACAGGGTAGCTGCAGTCATACGGTTTTGCCCGTCCGATTCTAATAGCATCAGCAACCGGATGTGTAGCCATGTAGAGTAAGTCACCGTTCTGAAAGTTTCCTGTTCCCTCTCTCATACAGCTACGCTCCTTTTCCGTATGTACTTGCGATTCCGTATACATTGCAAATTTCTCTGTAATATTTTTCCTGTGCATGGATATTAGCATCCACACGGTCAAGTTCCGTCTCACACCACTTTGCAAATTCTTCTGTTGACATTTCTGTTCCTAAATCCTCAAAATGTTCTCTGTTGTCAATGATAAAACACACCATGTCAACCGGGATGTGGTTCAAATCCGCAAGAATCTGAATCTGTTTGTCCTTGTCCTCTGCATTTTCGTAATTCGCCAACAATTCATAACCTGTCATCTGCATTTATATCACCTCTTATCAAGTTTGATTTCTTTGTCATAACAGCTCTTCTTTGGATTTCCCTCTACCGGAGAAATCATCTTTTTAGGGTCTGTGGTGTATGCTCCGTTTAGCTTTAAGCCGACTTTCCCTTTTTCATCAATATAGCATGACGGCTTGTAACGATCCGGTGGAATGTAGTTGTGAATGCGCCAGTGCTTTACCAGTACAACACCACTGTCGAAAGATAAAAGGAATCTGCTGTCTATCAGTATCTTCAAATCATCATCAGATGCACCGCACATCCTTATGATTTTCCGTGGGTTGTTTACAAATCCGTCATCATCAGCGTTCATACAAACATGGAAATAAAGCATTTGAGCCGTAGCAGGAATATCCAAAAAAGCATCACTCTCAATTATTTTTGCGCTGAACATTCGTTTTTCTGCCATTTAGAACTCCTTACTCAAAAATAGGCTTCTCAATATAGATCCCGGTATTTTCCACCAGTTCTCTCCATAAATCCATGAAATCCTTTCCGTTGCACTTGTCTCCGGCTTTGTCCATGTGGTCAGAAAACTTATCCTTGAAATTCGTCAGCTTCTTCTTACCGAATCCATCTTCCATAAGGATCACCATTCCATATAGGATGTACCTTGTGGACAACTCATTGATAAGATTGTTACATCTGACCTGTTCCTGGATGCATTTCTGCGCTACAACCGAGTTGTAATGTGGATAATCAGCTTCGGTAAATTCCTTGTACTCAATCGTCCAGTCTGCAAAATCGTTAAGCCTGCTCTGTAACTCCGTATAAGGCTCATTCTCGTACTTTTCATTGTATTCGGTGAATTTACCGCAAAAGTCGGAAAGTCTCGTCTGTGAGTATTTGTAGTCTTTCCACAAGGTATAGCAGAACAGTGTCAGTATTCCGGTGAATGGACTTCTATTCGCAGACTGCTTCAAAAGTTCTGTCTGCCGCATGATTTTCAAAATTTCCTGCGGATTGACATATCGTTTTGGCATTTTATGTATCACCTCCAAGTTCTGTGATGCTTGAACTCTACAAAGAAAATTTCATTTTATTCAATTTTTCAATTTGTTTTTTTAATGATTCAATTTTCTTTATTCTCATTACTTCTGCCCTTAAAACTGCGTCTTCCTTCTTTTTGTGCCAATCATTTCCGTGATAATATCCATATTTTTTAGAACTTATCATATCTTCGGAAATATTTGAACAAATCTCTGCATCGTCAGTTTCTATGATTCCAGTACTAAGTGCATATTTTGTAATATATACTTTCATATTATTCACCGTCCTTTTCTCCATGCAAAAGTTCCATAAACTTCGCAAACTGTTTCTGTGACACCGAATTGTTCTGCTTCTCAGGCTTCAAACTGATGACCAGATGCTTGTCTGCAATGTTCGCCAGTTCCCTTGCAAGGTTGATTCTGCCTTGTGCCAGTCCATCACGGTAACCTTTTCCCGGTCTATACTCTGCGATCTGCTTCTTTCCATCACCTTGACCACCGGCTGTTTTGTTGCGAAGTTGATAACCCTCGTCCGCATAACGCTTAATCCAGTACTGCTCCCACTTGTCCAGTTCTCCTACCGGATAATGTAGAAATCCGATTTTCCAACCGTATATATTTTCCACAGAATATAATCCGTGGCTCTTCATGGATAAATCAATGTGCTGGTACCCATTAAGGTGTCCGGACAGTCTCTGCAAGATATGTACCGCCTGCCCCACATACGCAAAACGGAATCCATCCTCGTCTGTTCTTGTCAGAAAGTAAATTCCACTTCCATCGTCCACTTGTGGATTGACCGCCAGTATTCTTTCACGATTCTTAGTTTCAATAGCTTTCGCTTTCTGAATGTTCTTCCAGTTACTCAAAACGGACACTCCTTTCCATTCTGTAAAATCCATTCCTTGCCTGCTACCGCATAGTCCACATTCGCCAATGGATCAATCTTTTTTACCTCTGTGACACATTCTTTGGCATCAGAATTATCACGGCTTAAATGGCACAATATGACGTTCTGCAAGGCATCTGATTTGTTCGCAAGAACAAATTCCTTTACTGTTTCCAGTTCCATATGACCACGGTACACATGGGATTTCTTAGCATCGTTGGAATCCTCTGTAATGTACTTCTTCTGATAGTTACATGAAATAAGGATGTGGTTTAATTCATGGAACCGCCACTTAACAAATTCCGTGTCAGTTACATAAAGCAATTTCCCCATTTCCGGGTGAGTAATCAGGAATCCATAACAATGGCATTCTGAACCATCAGCGTTGGTATGTGTCCACTTACCATCCAGTGTAGTAAGATCAAATGCCATTATTTTTCCACCAGTAAAGCATATTTCCATAGGTTCTAAACTCTCATATGGCTTAAATACTGGTATTCCCATGTGTTTAAGGTCTGATACGGATAATGAGTGGTCTTTGTGCGTATGGGTGCATATCGCACCCACAACACACTTAATATCCCAGTTAAGACCACGTTTTATGTCCATGATAGGGAGTCCTGCATCCAGTAAAAGTGTTTCACTGTTATCTGCCGTTAGAAGATAGCAGTTACCTGAAGAACCGGATCCTAAACATTTTAGCTTCATGTTTCTACCTCAATTTCGTCATCTTTTGGAAACTGAAATATGCAGTTATTTACATATTCAACTTTTGATGGCTCATTGTTCATGGTTTGAACTATAATTCCACTATTTTTCAATTTTTCAAACTGTTTTACCACATCTTCTGTAATTTCAACATTTTGAAAAAGAATCGGCATACCAACGTATGCTTTTCTAAGCATTTCCATAGCTTTCTTCGATTTTTCTTCTTTGGAATATGTAGCTACAACGCCATGCGCAATTTCTGAGGGTCTGGCAATGGTATCTCTTATCGCAACAATGGAATTATCTTTTGTAATTCCAAAGCAAAAATTTTCATATGGAATATCAGTTCTACCGTCCTGTGAAATAATTCTCATGGTGTCCTCCCTACTTAAAGCAATCCGGCGTCTCTGCGCTGGCAATGTCCGTCTCTGCGGTCTGCGGTGTCTGCGGTACTTCCTCAAACTCAACAGTGTTTGCATTATTCTGAATCTCCCTGTGAACCTGTTCCTGAATGGGTTCCATCGGATATTCCTTGAAGTCTCCATCTTCGATTTCTTCTTTTGTGTAAATACCCATTGTCAGTTCCGGGCAATTCAGACTAGAGAAGAACGATGCCGCTCTGTATCTGAGCATTAACTGTGGCATGGTTTTCCACTTACTTCCATTTTTCCCAAGCCATCCCTCGTCCTTTGCCATCTGCATATTGACTTCCATACCCTCAACTCTGCGACCGTTTTTCATAGTCCACGCTACGCATGAATAAGGCTTTCCATCTTTATCCTTTACCTCGTCATACTGCAACTCCATGTCAAACATTCTGCTTGCGTTAATAGAGGCAATCAAAAACTTACTGCTCCAACTAGGTCTTCCCTGTATCGGATAAAGGTTCTGCATAACCATCAGAGGGCTAATGTGCATTCTTTGTGCCTGTTCAATGGCAATCAAACAGTTAGACGGATTTTTCTGATATGTCTGCGGAACAATCGTTGAATCAGCCAGTGCCTTTGCCATCTGCATTGCCATAATAAAATTGTCGGATGTTCCAAAAATCCCAAGACTGTAATCTGTAACCTTATTCTTGCTTTCCTTTACCTCTGCCTTTTCCTGTGTCATTACTTCCTGCTTCTTTTCGTCTGCCATGTTTCTACCTACCTTTCTACCTTCTTGATGCCGTCAATTCCTATGATGAATACCTGGGTTGTCTTGGGATTCTGAATCAGTGCAATAGTACTTGCAAACCTATCATGTTTTTTAATTCTTAAAACTTTGTATTCGTCTTCATTTTTAACATCAGAACCTATTACAAAATTCTGTTTGTATCCTAAAAGACCACTCCATGTATCGTATAAGTTGTACTGCTTACTGGTATTCGTGACTTTTACGGTATCTCCCACGCAGATTTCGTCTTTCTTCTCCGGTTCTTTCTCCGGTTCGTAGTTTTCGAGGACAACATACTCTTTGTGCCATAAACCAACATTTTCCTCAGATTTTTTGCAAATACATCCTGATGTCGTAACGCAATTTACTTTGAAAATATCTCCGTTTTTATAAGGAATCAAACAAGGCATCGCATAAACAACCTTGATGTACTCACCGACTTTAGCTTTTCTCTTAACCTCCCGGACACCGTTATCAGGCTTCGCATCTTCGCCCATCAGCCGATTAAAAGCCAACTTAGCACCAGTACGGAAATCAAATTCATCAGCAGGATTGCAGTTTGCTTCTGCTTTCTCGCCAGTGGACTTGTCCAGCGCAACTACTTTGTTGTCATTGCGGTAGATGACAATAGTTGTGTCTACTTTTTCTAAAGCGGCAGAGAATATAGAACCTATTTGGAAATGTTTTAAACCAATGCTTTCCCCAACTACATCTTTGTAAAAAACAGTGCCACCACTGATTTCTGTGATTTCAATTACTGCATCATTGTCTGCAAAATATCCGCTTTTGTATCTTTCTCCAACCTTAAATTTACGTTTTACCATCTTACAGTCCCCACTTTCTGTCAAAATCTTCCATTGAATTTCTGAACTTTACATTAACCACAACAGCCGAAATCACCATGATTGCATATACAACAAATGCTAAAATCTCCGGCAGTAGTACAAGCCACCATGACCAGCTAATCACTCCAAGTAACTTCAGAGCAATGAAAACGATCGTTAAAACCTCTGTAAATCCCATGCTATTCTTCCTCGCTTCCTAAATCTCATTGAATGCCTGCACAGCAAACAACTCATTAGCAGTTTCCTTGTAAACCTTGTCATCGACACGGACAACGTAAATTCCATTCTCAAAAGAAAGGCTCTTATCAAAAATTCCAACCTTGGGAATAAAAACTCTCTGCATCTTCAAAACATTAGATTTTCTCATATTATTTTTCCTCGCTTTCCGGCTCATTCATAAATCCACTTGCAACTCCCTGATGCACTGTCACATCAGCTTTGTAAATCTCCTTGATGCTTCTAGGCATCACATGGAATGTCACATCTGTATCAGCAATCTTTCCTTTGAATTTCAAGGCTCCACGGTCTGAAAGTCCCAGGTACACACCCACGCAACACTTGTCATCAAAATTGAATATCACGGTGTCACCGGCATTGATTGTTTCTCCGCTTGTTGTCAGAACAGAAATGACTGTTTCTTTCTTAATCTGCATTCTCTTCATTCCTTTCAAACTCTTTCAATTGCTCCGCCAACTTCTTACATTCATCAGCAACATATTCTTCTGAACGAACGACATCGACACCAACAGGAAATTTACTTTCTATCATTTTTTGCATCTGATAAATTTCTTTACGGCTTGGGAATTTCTGTATTGCATAATCCAAATCCGCCTTATCTCCAGCGTGACCGCAATCGAACCCAAACCACCATAAATCACTTTTGATAGGATAATTTGAATTTGTTCCACCACCTGAATATGAAATACCTCCGTGACACTGGAAATATGCTTCAATTCGAATTCTTTCATCTTTATCAATACAAGCACCAAGCAAAGGGAAAATGCCACTTACTTCTCTGCCCCAAATATCTGATTTTTTAATTTCAAGATGGTAATCATAATTTTTTCCGTATAACGTATGATTCTTTGGAATGCCAACATATCCGCACCTGTGAGCCATATTTCCAAATATCACAACGCATTTATACCCTACGTGTTCAAACTCACGCTCGACAATGTAGCGTTTCTCTGCTTCATTACTCATTCTTCGCTTCCTCCACTTTCAAGCTCGCATCATCACTTCTGCGGAACATAATCAACTGACTGTCAACATCAGGAATCTTCCAAGGGTCAAGGCTCTCGGTATCGTCAACCATAATAGGCAATTCCACACCACACCGCTTCTGAAACGCATTGCAAATGTCAATCTCTGTCAGGATCCTTGCTCCGTGGTTCATGTTCCGGCTGTAAGGCTCTCCACGGTATGTAAAGTCACAACATTCTTCCGTGTCACCATTCACAAGAGGTCTAAACATCCGCACAGTGCAGAAGAAAAGGTATTTATTCACATCAGCTTCCAACAGTTCGTTCTTCTTCCGGCTGAATTTCTTTAAAAGTTCAAGTTGTGCCTGCACATCCGTAATCTTCTGTGCAATGTTCTTTCGCTCCTGTTCCAGTTCTGTGATACGCTTATCCACACTCTCGTTAATGCTTACACTCGCCAAAGACTTATCAACCACAGAAATATCATTGCGGATCTGCTCTTCATCACCTTTTAACTGGATTCTGAGAAGATTCATGTCAGTGAATTTGTTCATGGAAGCTTCTTTCTCAGCAATCTGTGACTGGATAGCTTTGTATTCTTCTGTGTTGGAAATATCCACGCTTGCCGGAATGGAATTTAATGCATTATCGGCAATGGCAATCTCTTTTTCCAACCGCTCCACTTCATCCTCGGTCTTTTTCAGTTCCTCACGCTTATGCTCCAGTTCTTCCTGATCCGCTTTGATATGGTCAGCACAGGAAGAACCCTCTTTGGTAATCAATTCCAGTTCATGTGCCTTATGCGTATCAAACTCCGTTCTTAACTGCTCTTTTTTCTCTTCCGGATATTCCTGTCCACAGTAGGAACAGATCAGAGAATTTTCATCAAATTTAAGGCTTTTGTTCAAATCCCAACTCTTCTTCAAATCCTGTCTCTTCTGTTCATACTGTGCGATACGCTTTTCCAGTTCCGTGATCTCTTCACGAATGGTATCCGCCTTAAGCAACTCTTTCTGATGCTCATTCTGAATCTGATTCAGTGTTGTGCGCTTCTCTCTTCTGTCCGCATCCAGTTTTTCATTCGCTTTCTGCTGTAATGCGCTCAACTGACCTTTTAACTCAATGATTCCATCAGAAAGCTTATCGTAGGACTTCATGCTGTTTTGCGTATCTGTCTGCTGCTTAATGTTCTCTGACAGCTTATCCAGTAAAGCTTTCTTTTTCAGTTCCAGTTCCGCAAGGTCAATATCCACTCTCTGACGGCTCACCTCGTCAATACGGCTCGGAATTTCATCTAACAGATCCTGCAAGCCCTTGGTTCCATTTCTTCCCCTTGTGCCGTACAACTGCGTATTGCATCTCTTTTTCAGTTCATCAACCGTACCGTCCTGCAGAACAGTCCTTAATGCTTCAAACTCCGGAAACTGGTCGCAAATATCGTCATTGCTGTGCTGACCAAACATATCAGCGAGAAGTGCTCTCTGATCCGTGCCACCTTTCAGCAGAAGTGTCATGGCATTGATGCAAAGTGAAAACTTATCTTTTCCGCATACACTCTCTTCCAAAAATGCTTCAAAATCTGCTGCCTTTTTTGGAATATCATTCACATAGTAATCCGTGACATTTCCGGTAAACTCGCCTTTCTTATTGAAGTTCTGACGGCATACTTTTTTCAGAACCTTGTCTGTACCGTCAATCTCCACGGTAACTTCTGCGGTAATATCTCCGTCAATGTCATTGCCGTCCTTATCGTGCGGTCTGATTCCGGTGATTTCTCTGCCGTTCTCGTCACGGCATCCAAAAATATACTGAATTGCTCTTTTGATCGTGGACTTGCCTGTTTCATTTACACCGGAAACTTCTGTACGGTCGTATAAATCAGTGTCCACTACGTTAGAACCATAGAACTTGCAGAAATTCTGCAAAAAGATGTGCTTAATCCTCATTTTTCCTTTCCTCCCAAAGATATAAATACAGTGAATTTACAAACATATAGATTGATACCGGCTTGTCTGTCTCATTGATTTCTTTGTATAACTCTGTGCTTGGGTTCATCTTATCAACAACCCACTTGATCGCCTGATACACGCTTTTTTCATTTGTGCTGTGTTTCTCTCCGATAATCCGGTAGATTTCAGAAAGTCTTCTGTTCCGGTTCTCAAACATCAGCGTTTCAACCTCGATGATGTACTGGAATCCCGGCAAGTACTGTTTCAGCCCCAGTTCTACCAAGATTTTTCTTATCTTCCTTTCCATTTCCTCACTCCTCCGGCTTTCAGTTTTCTGTTACGTGAATCACGTTGTCTTCTCCGATATACAAGATTCCTGCGTCTAACAATCTTGCAATCAGAATCTCATTCGCACGGACGATGGGGATAATCTGTCGTTTCTGCATGAAAATACTCCTTTCCTAACCATTTTTTCTTCCCGGTATTGCGGTTTACAATTCTGTAATAGAATGCTGTTTCACGGTCAACTTCCCATTCTTTCGGACTGTAAAATATCTTTCCGATGCACCCTTTGACGGTAAACCGCTTTTTGGCACTCATACGGTGTCCTCCGCAAGTTTTCCTTGATTCCACCATGAGGAATCACAAACGCTGTTCCTTGAAAAAGAAGTAGCACCATTAGTCCATGTAAATATTTTCCCACCTTCAAATTTTGCAAAATATCTAGGTTTCCAAGGGTCACTATCGGAATCTCTTACGTACACTTTCGTGTCCACAGGCACTTTCGACCAGTCAACCGTAGGCTCTACATATTCCTGTTTCGCCCATTCTTTGAACCTTTCACGGCATCTGCTTTTACCACTCCATGCACAATCGGAACAACGTATTACATTGCAATCACATAACTTTCCTTCTTTGTCCACAGCTATCTCTATACTATCAAGTGCCATGTCAATAATCTGTTCCGCATACTTCTCTCTGTTCGTCATTTTCCATTCATCCTTTCCAGTTCTGCGCTCCTGGTTAATATCCAGTCTGCGTAATCACTTAATTCTGTCTTTGTAGCTGCGTTCTTCTCTCCGTGGTAAACCATGAGGACAATTCCTACATCACAGTACTTTTCAAACAATTCCGACAAGTAGTCTGCTCCCACATGGATATTGCCGTCCACGGAGTAGATGTCCGTCACTTCCAAACGCTCCATGCGGTCTTTATGCCATCTGTCAGATATCTGCATCAGACCTTTGCAACCGCCACTTTCCACATCCGGTCTGCCGGAAGATTCTTTCTCGATCATTGCCATGAGCAGTTCCGGACAGATGCCGTATTCCTCACCGTACTTTGCACATGATTCCTGTGCTTCCTCGGAAATGAAACTACCGGCTGGCTGTGCTGTGGACGTAAATGTGATGGAGAGTGCTATTATAATAGGAAGAAACAGCTTTATTGTTGTTCTCATGCGCTTTCCTCCTCGATAGGTTCAATGCCAATCTCTTTCAGCTTGTTGTATAAGAACATTCTGCCTTTCTGTGTCCATACGGTAAGTGGCTTTGTTCCAGTGCTTCCGTCATGCTTAACATAATCATTTGTCTTTGTTCTCACATAACCCTTTCCCTGGAAGTCTGCATACAATATCCACTGGTCACCTACTTTTCTCTGAATGCCGGCTGTTCTTAAAACTGAATTGAACCTCACCGCACTCATTCCGTAGTCCTGTGCAATCTGTGTGACTGTCATACAGTCGTTAGATGAAAGAATTTTGTCCACATAGTCAACTTTTGGTGTCATATCGGTAATCACGGCATCCATCTGTTGTACAGTGGTCTGTAACTGCTTAACCTCTTCCTCTTTCTGTGCAAGCATCCTCTGTGCTTCGACAACTGCCAGTGCAATCAATTCCTGTCCGGTAGGGATATGTGCCTTAATGGAATCTTCCATTTCGTGGAAACGGTCAATGTACTTTGCCGTAAATTCTGTTCCCCTAACTCCGGTCATCTTATGTGCTATGAACTCGCAACCTTTCTTCGTTACAAGGTAGCAAGGTCTTTCCTGATTGTTTGCATCTTTGTACTTGCTTTCCGTAAAGAAATCGCCCGAGCCAATTTTGGCTTCGGCTAGCTGTTCAATATAATTTCTTATATCTCTCAGTAACTTGCTGTGCTCTTTCCCTACCATTTCCGCTACTTCCACGGAATATATTGTTTTCTGTTCTAATTCGTTCATTGTTCTCCTTTCTGTGGTATACTCTCCTATAAGGAGGTGATAAAATGTCTCATGAAGAAATTCATGATTTAGCTGTTGCATACGCAAGTTCAAAATTGAATGAATATCAGATAGACTGCCGTGATGCTATATTGGATGGCAACACAGATATGTCTATTGAAGAAATTCAGTATCTGAAATCTGCGTATGATTTTGCTGTTCTGCATCTGAATGAATAGGTTTGTATTTTTTACCATTCAGTGCATGAGAAACTGCATTGTAAATGGTCGTATGCTGTTTCTCTTCAACATTCATGGACTTCTCAATTCTTTTCAGAGTACCGTCAATGCTCTTTAAGGTTTTGAGAAGTTCTCTCTCAAATTGGTTTTGCATTTTCTTCCTCCTGCTTCTTAACAGATTCCTCTGCCATCTTCTCTGTCTTGCCGAGAATATATCCCTTGTCGAAATCGGACATATTCGGAATGGCTCTCTTTAACTTCTCAACGATTTTTTTCTCTTTTTCACTCATTCAATTCACTTCCTTTTCGTGGTATAATAATAAAAATTTCTTGGAGGTACATATTCATGGAAACATTAAATACAAATCACTTAGAAATCGCTCTATCAGCTATAACCTTATGTGTTGCGATAGTTTGTCCTGTTTTAGTAACTATCATCAATAGCATACACAGTACTCAAATAAGAAAATTGGAACTAAAATATGATAAACAGCTTTCCTATTATCAAAAGCAGCAATCCGTATTTAATCATTTTTTGGAATTTGCTTCCAAACAATTAGAAACAAATTATCCAAGTGAAAAAATAGAGTACATACGCTCTTACCATGAATTATTTTTATATGTTCCATCCGAATATTGGGATCAATTATCTTCTCTTCATGATTCGTTACTCAACAGGAAAAACGATTCCTCGGAAAAATTGCTTACTGTTACCCAAACATTGGGAAAAATCCTACAAGAATCTGACCGATTATTCCCAAAATTATAGTGTAGACAAGTCCGACAATTCTCCATCCGTGCTCGGATCTACCATGCCAATAACTCATAACGCAAGTCAGTAGAACAAACACTGTAATTGGTATTGCGTCAAGCCAACTATAATGAAGCATTTCCAATATTCTCACCTCTCTTCTGTTGACCTTGCGTTTTCCTAATAATACTTTGCGAGGAAATACCCTTTATCAAATTCAGATAATGAAGAAATAGTCTCTTTCACCCTTTCAGTTATTCTTCTTTCTGTTTCTTCCTCTCCATCTCCACCAACTGCATAAACCTTTAATCTGTCGGTTACCTGCTTTTCGTTTCCACAATTTATTTCAGATGTCATTTCCATTAGCTTTCTGACAGCATCCGTAAAAGGTAAATGGAAATATTCCTTTCCGATATTTAACGCAGAATATTTTCTAAAATGTGTGTGCATTTTTCTTTCTACTTCAAAAGGATTATCTATTGGCTTTGATGAATAATACTGCATTACTTTGTATGGTATTTGTTTTTCCCTTCTGTCCGGATCATTAGAAACTCCTATTTTAATAAAGCTTCCACAATCCATTACATATACCCTTCTCTCTCTCATATTTCCTCTTCTTGGTAACTTATGAAGTTACTTTGCTTGCAAAAAAAATATCCATAGGGTTGCTGATATTCAGACCGTCAATCATAATTTGGATTTCATCACTTCCAAAAACTCCACGTTGCATACGCTCATAAAAAGTCTTTGGTGTAATTCCAATCATTTCTGCGACATCTTTCTGTGTTTTGCCATTTTCAGCAATGACCCCACGGAGCTTTCTAGTATCTACCATTATGCTCTCCTTTCTAACTTCGTAACTTGTGAAGTTACTCTCATTATATCACCAGTTTGTAACTTGTCAAGTTATTTATTTATTGACAAGTAACTTTTTCGTGCTATAATAAAGTTACCGATAGGAAAGGAGGAAAAAGCCATGACGATAGGGGACAGAACAAAAAAGCTGCGTACGCTTATAGATATGTCTCAAACAGAACTAGCTGAAAAAATCGGTGTCAAAAAGCAAACTCTTTATAAATATGAGAACAATTTGGTTACTAATATACCATCAGATGTTATAGAGAAAATATGCAAGGCTCTTAATACTTCGCCAGCTTATTTGATGGGTTGGTCAGACAACCTTACGGTTGAAGAAGAGGAATTGATACCGGAACTGCTGTCAAACACGGAATTGCTTGAAAGCATAAAGAAGTTAATGTCACTTAACAGAGAGCACAAACAAACCATATTTGACAACATATCCTATTGGTACGAGAAAGAGGGGCACTAGATGCCCCATTTCTTTTGGAAAGAAACAAGCATCCCATGTAGAAATTTCAGAAAATTCTTATCTTCTATACCATTAACGATTTCAATAATCTTATTTCTGTAATCTTCTTTCCCCATAGTACACCCCCTAATCTTTCCGCACTTGGTAGCGATACATCACATTATAGAACATATGTTCTTAACAATCAATATATTTGACTCACGTTTTTTATTGTTGTAAAATATCAACAAAAGAGGGCGGTGAAAACGCCAATAAACACCGCCCTCGCCAGAACTTGAAGTCCCTTGAAACAAGGGATGTTACAAGTGTATCATGTGAAAGGGGGATAAAAAACATGATGAAAAAAGACCGAATCAAAGAAATTTCGACACATCTATCAGTCAACCGTGTAAATTATATGTTAAGTTTTCGTGGGAATCTCCATGAATTTCTAAATGAACCGGACATGACGGTTTACAAGCTTGCTGATGAAGCTAATTTGCCTTATTCTACGCTTAATTCACTACTATACGGTAATTCTAACGACACGAAGCTATCGACCGCTGTTGCGCTTGCTAGAGCCTTCGGAATCAGTGTAGATGAACTGGTAGGTTGCGGCACTATGGAAGATAAGATGTTGGAATCTGTCAAGATATGCCGCAGTCTGCCGGAACACTCTCTGTACCTTATCCGTTACTTCATACGTCATCAAGCTAAAATCTATTTCAGCCTTGAAAAATCGCACAAGTATATTTCTGTCCTTAATCCACAACTTATGAATGGAATTATCGCAACCACAAATGCTGTGGAACCCATGTGCATAGACAGCTTGCCGGAAGACATAAAATCTAAGGCTTATATCGGTGTGAAAATTCCGTGCGACTACTATATGCCGTTTTATCTGCCTGGGGAAATTATTCTCCTTGCTGCGGATCGTGAGCCGCAAGACGGTGAACGATGTATTGTGACCAGTAATGGTGGGATATATATTGTCGTGAAAACACATATAATTGAAGATGGTGTAAGAAAATGGAGATATGTTCCGCTTATGTCTCCGAACAGCATACTCCCGGAAAATCTTATTGATGACATGATAGGATATGTGGTTGGTTTCGTCAACAATGACGGTGACTGGGGAATCAGATAAAGAGATTAAGAGCATGGCTTTTACGTCATGCTCTTTTTGATTGATTTATTTTTGCTTCTAATCTCTGCCCGACAGATATCACTACTTCTGTAAATGGCAAGTTAAACAATGTAACGAGCATAGAAAAAATAGAAATAGCAAACGGCAAGATATCCTCTGGTGTACTTGTGGTCACCGATTTGATCCCCGAAGGAAAGAATGCATTTGCATTTATAATTACTAATGGTACAAACATTCAGTCGCACACTGCGCAAATATGGAAAAATTTAAACAATGGATCGGTTAATGTATCATTTAAGTTATGGTCTGAAACTACACTCGTTATGAATGGTACAGTAAGCGGGATTTTACTTTGCATATAAATGTGCTATTAAAAACATTCTCATTTGCAGAGAACGATACTATCTATAGTTACGGATACGGTGCCAGAATTTACTCCGAGGAAAAAGCAAAGGTATCCGTTACTTGCTGCATCGGATATATCCAGTACATTATCACCAGTTACAATCCTCTGATAACCGTCCTTAGGTGCCAGTCTATCTCCATAATTTGTTTTATCGGTATTCAAGTTTGCATATGCGTTATTACTACCACTTCCGCTAACGGTTGCATGGAATTTGACTTTTTTATACACGGTGCGATCTATGAGTTTTCCGGATCCTATGACTACGGAATATGAACCACTCGTATTAGTTGCATTTGTAGTAGACATTACTATGGCATTTAAATTTACGTTGCCAGTATAATTACCGCTCGTTTTGGTAAATCCGCCACTTATATCCGTATTTACACTACCTTGACCAGATATAAAGAGAGGTATATCAGTTTGTTCTCCTGATTTCCAATCTACCCAAGTGCCATTATATAGGATCTGTACAGTGTCAGTGTCAGTATTATAACGTACGCTTAACTTGCCATTTACATCATTTATGGCTGCATTAGTATCATTGATGTCTTTTGCACCGAATGAGGTTCCTACTTGCGTATATTCGGTAACATCAACAAAAGAAACAGTTCCATCGTCATTTTGTATTTGCTGATATTTTCTTAACTGGTTTTTAGTTGTGTCTAATACATCATCAACATAGTTTGTTTTTAAATCTGCCATAATTACACCTTAAATCCTTTCTGACCGCCAAGCGTAAAGGCAAGTCGGTTCTGCGCTTTTCTTTGTGCTACTAACGTATTGTATATTTTTAATTGCAACGATTCTATTCTGTTCCAGTCTTCATATGTTGGAACCGATTTATTCTCTTTCCATGTTTTAAATTGTTCAGGAAATAAGAAAGTGGAACTGTTAATTTCTGCCAACGTAGTTTCAAATAAAGTAACTTCATCGGCATAAATCAGATCTGCTTCAACCTTATCCTCTCCAAGATTAAAAGATGATATTTTATACATAGATTCTGCAGTGCTTTTTAGTTCCAAAAGATTATTTTTAATACGGTTGTAATCTGTATATAAAAAATAATCTCCTATATATGTTTCACTATTCCATTCAGAAGACCAATTTGTTTTAGGATCTGCCCACATTATGCTTCCTCCACATCTCCAAACAATTCTATATATTTCTCTGTATCATTCAGCCCCAAATACTCTTTTATATCTTCTTTTGTTTTGGGAACTATTTCTCCGTTTGGATAAAACAAGAAAAAATTACCTTTTTCTGTTCTGAATATTTTTCTGTTTGTCATTTCATCAACATATATTATTTCAGAAGTTTGCGTGTTATACAGAAGACCGTTAATTATTTTTTTCATTACAACCTCCTTATGTTCTCATTGCTCTTCGTAATTGTAAGGATCCATTAAAAGCACCATTAAAGTTTAATTTGTGTGTTTCCACTTCTACTTGTAAGCTGTTTACAATATCACTTTCCATGAAAATAATATCAGCAGCTTCCAGCACCGGATCCCCTCTGTATTGAACATCATAAGAAATATTATTCGCATAATAATTCCCAAGCCATTCAGCAACAATCCTTGCATGATCTTCCGTTGAAATAAGTTGATTTTCACAATACCTTATTTCGCCAGAGTTGTTAATTGATTTCTTTAGATATACGTTATCTTCAACTACTTGCGGTGTATTATCCTCTCCGTTTTGAAATGTATATATTTTGACAAAAACATCTTTTGTTTTTCTTTCTGCGTATCCATAAGGATTTTCTGTCATAGAGTCTTTTTTCAACTCATAATCAGATAAATCTCCAAAACTGATTTTATCAATCAAAACTCTGTTTTTAGGATATGCTTTTGTTATCTCGAAACGAATACTGTCAAAGTTTTCAAATTCATCATTTAACAATGATTTTTCTTTCAAAGCATCATATTTGAAAGTCTTAAGAAGTGTGTCTCCATTATATGTAGATACTTTCATCTCTTTTGGAGGGTTACCCTGGAATGAAATATACAATCCATAATACGTGTATGCTGCAGGAAGTTTTAATGTAAGCACTGGATTCTCCGAAAACAATCCATTTTCATCAGAAACATTGCTTGTAACATATCCTGTCTGTTCAATGGCTGTACCGGTATTCCTCGGAAGAAAAAGTTGTGAACCGTCTACACGCATAAAATTCCTTGTCAGCTCTGCATATACATTGTTGTTTCCATATAATACATTAGTGGCATTTCCCCACCATGCAGTTCCGTTTGATGTAACCTGCATATCTGCCGGATCTATAACATTTGCAAAGTTGGCTTTAATATTTACTCTTCCGTCAGAATCTACAAATAAAATGCATCTTGAAGCGTTGCACAATAATTGCAAACATTCTTTGTGAGGTGCTTCCGGCATTGGATTGTGTAGGCTCACATCTCTTAAACAATCGTCAACAAAATACTCGTCAGGCTCGAATCCGGCATCTTTTAGAATGCTAATAGCTTCTGCATATGCTGTTCTATCGTATATTTTGTTTCCTATTGTATAGTTGTCTTCCAAAGTTGAAAGAACATCATTCGCGGTGAAAGACATTTGATTTTTTTTAGAGTTCCAGTCAGTCAAAAGCATTGTGGCTTTTTTATGCCATTCCACTGTTTCGTCTGACAGGACCATTCCGTATGATAACTCCATTTTTTGTCCTGTTTCAAGGAAATTGATAAATGAATTATCATCGTCTACATTGTATACATTGTTTTTATCCAGTATTGTTACAGATAATTTTCTGTATGGAATCTCCGCTGAAATTCCATTAACAAATTCTTCAAAAGATGCTGTTGACACATCATTATTTCTATATGTCAATCCAACACCCATTACGATTTTTTCTACTCTAAGACGTTTATTTCCTCCGACCATAGATATAGGAATTATTTGTATATTTGTGGTGTTTCCGATTACATCCGTTGTTGAAAAATCGTGTTTATCATTTGTATAAGTCAATTCTTTTTCATCTGTAACAATTTTGAAGCTAGTCGGGTAATATTTCCCGAAATCTATCGTAAGTCCTTTGATGGAATACTCTTGTGGAAATGCTACTTTTACAGTTTCCATTACGTTTTGTGTGGTTAATGGAGCATTGCGTAGTTGGTACAATCCGCTTGTCTCTCTCGGAAGAAAATACATTTGACCGTCTACACGCATATAATTTTGCTCCAATGTAGCATATTCCGTATATTCTGCATCATTTCTAAACGGCAAAACCTTGTTTCCCCAATATGCGTAATCACCTTCAAAATGAGCCGTATTTTGTGCATCACCATTTACTACACCGAGAGTAATTGATATGTATGCCCTGTCTCTTATCTTTTTCTGCATTGCAGACTTATAAGCGTTAGAAGCTTTTATCATTCTTCCCACCCACAATCAATTAAATTGAATTTACACGTTTCATAGTTCCTATAAAAAATATCATCCAAAAACAACGGCTTGCCGGTAGTGTCTCCTGGATACATTGTGTGTGTATGCCTTACATTGTCATCCCCGGTAAACGTAACCAGCACAAAAAATGGCTCTAAAGCATCTTGCATTTCTTTCCATGTTTCCGCATCTAAACCATTCCATTGAAGATTATTTATCTTCCACAATTTTCTTCCGACTTTTTGACCGACAACTGCAGCATTTACATTTCTTCCTGAATCAACCGTCTGCGACCGAACTATTTCCATCCCAGGAGCCGGGCACGGAAAGCGTACTCCGTTTACTATGATGAAATCACTTGCTCTTGCTATCATTGTGTTTTCCTCCATAGAAAAAAAGAGTGGGAATAAATCCCACTCTTAAGTAATAATCTGTAATCCCATAGCTTTCTGACCCCTTAAGTTTGCCCTTGCTATGTCTCTATCACCGATATTGACAGATGTTTCTTTTGCAAGTAACTGCTTAAGCAGGTCAATTTCCTGTTGCATCATGCGCATTTGCGCTTCTGCTGTGGTGCTAATGGCATCTTTGATTCCAGTGATTTCCACTCCGCCGGCAACCGCTGTTTTGCCACCTACTGTTCCGGCAATCTCCGGTACACCGTTTTCTCCTGCCATAAACATTGTGTATCTGCTTGGAACATAACCGCCAGTTTCAAATTTTGGGATAGTGATATGTGGAATTCCAGGAATATCAATATTAAAACCGACCCAACCAGCCGCGTCTCCTAATGCTTTCCTCAATCCGCTTGTCATGCCGTTTATGGCGTCAATTACAAGGTTTACACCACTTTCTGCTATACCAGCTATCGCATTCCATGCACCCTTAAAAATATCTTTGATTCCATCCCAAGCAGTTGACCAGTCTTTTGTAAATACTCCGGAAATAAACTTAATCAATCCGGAAAATGTAAGTTTTAAAGATGTGATTTTGTTCCCTATAAACTTAAATACAGTTTCAAACATCGGTTTAAAATCTTCCCATAAGTGATTTACTAATGGGGATAACACATTGTTCCATAGAAAATTAAACACTTCTATAACAGGACTTACTTGTTCTACGACATAATTCATTATATCAATAATTGCATTAAAAGCTGTTCCAAGCACACTACCTAAAGCATCTGCTAAAGGAACCACTACATTTTGCCAAAGCATTGTAAGTATGTCTGCAACAATCTGAATTGCAGGATTTAAGATATTTCCAAGGAATGTTCCAAACGGAACAAGCACTCCATTCCAAAGATTTTCAAAAGCACTTTGCAATTTCGGAAGCACTTCTTCACCAACATATTTTAATGCCGGATTTAGCATATCCTGCCATATGCTTGTGAATGCAGTCTTCAAAAATTCTCCTATCGGAGTAAGCACATCTACAAGCCCTGTCCATGCATTCTGTAAATCTGGTATAACCGTTGTTGTTAAAAACTCCATTGCAGGAGTGAGATTATCCGCAATGGCTGAAATTGATTCCTTGAAACTCTTTCTAACATCCTCATTTGTTGCATATACAAGTGCAAGTCCTGCTACAACCGCTGTGATAGCCGCTGTTGCCGCTACTGCTCCTGCACTAATACCACCAAACAATCCGGTTGCTCCTGCCGCTGCGGCTCCCTCTGCTCCTGTTGCCGCTCCAGTTCCCAGCAGACTTCCAAGAATTGTTTCTCCGATTCCTGCTCCTGCCTTACCACCCATTGACAAAACAATAGAATCTTTGATTGCTTTCCATAATATATCTCCCAGTCCGGTGAATTTCAAAAGACCTATTGCTGTCAGAATCGTGGTTTCAATCGGTGCAGCATCAAAACTTCCTTTCCATAGATCGATTGCCGCATCTATGGCAGTTTCTATGAAATTTCCGGCAGATGTAAAGATTGCTGTCCAATCCATTCCGTCCAAGAAACTACCTATGTGTCTTCCGATTTTTTCCCAGTCCACAGAATCTATTGCTCTTGTGAACCAGTCAAAAATACCAGTTACCAGTTTGGAAGTATCCATTCCGGCAACTTTAAACCATGCATCAGAATCAAACTTAAATGCATACGCCAGATCTTCTATAATATCTTTTACTGGCTTAAACACCTTGCTTACTTTGTCAGCCCAACCCATAGCCGTATTCTGCATTTTGTCAAATGCTTCCTGCCATACTTTTTCGTATTCAGCAGTAGCATCCATGATTTCTTTGGTAAGGTCAATTCCTGCTCCACCAGCAGAAGAACTTCCGTTTGAACCGCTATTAGGATCAATGATATTTAATTCATCAATACCAAGTGTGTAACTTTTAGCCTTTTTTGCGCTTTTCCCAACTTTATCCAGTGCATCTGCCGTGTTTTCCAAATTTTCATTGTACCCGGATACACCTTGACCGAATGCAGAAAAGTCAATTTTAATTCCCAGTAAGCTTGCCACACTAACAAGCAGTCTCTTAATCGCAATTACGACACCGTTAATGACAGGAAGTACTTTTTGCAATACCGGAATAAACAACTGTCCCAGTACCATGCCGGCTTCTTTTACGTTGTTAGTAAACTGACGAATCATGTTACTTGGAGAATTGATTGTATTCGCCAAGTCTCCCCATGATACCTTTGACTGGTCTAAAATTGCCAGCAAACGTAACTGCTGTTTCTCTGCCTGTGACATTTCAGAGACAGCTTTTTCAATGCCGTATCTGTAAGCATAGGTCTGCAATGTGGCATTCGTGATATCAATACCATACTTATACAGTGCTCTTGACTGACCGATCAAACCGGACTGTAAGTTTGTTGCAACTGTACTGAAATCTACGTTAAACAGAGATGAAATGTCCCCGGCAAGCATGGTCATAGACTTTGAAATTGCCGTAGTGACTTCTCCTGTCTGCCCTAAAGAGTTGGTGATAGATGCAAGTTGTGAAGCGTACTGCGTAATCTCCTGTAAATTCAGTCCCAGGTTCTTCATTCCGCTTTCAGAAATCAGTCCACCGTCTACATCTACTTTCAGACCGGACATTTTACCAAGAAGTTCATTTACACGGTTTCCGAAACTCTGCGCATAATCCTCTGCGTTGTCGTAACCGAATTTTTCAAAATCCTTGCCCCATTCCTTGCCGACTTTATTAAATGCTACCGTGTAGTAGTTAAATGCTTCTATATAGTCCGTAGTTCCCTCTATGGACTTCCACAGACTTTTAATTCCACGGATCACAAGGAAATATGTTGCGTAGAATCTGCCGAAAGCCGCAGCAAGACTGAATGTGCTTTTCGTGGCTCTTCTTGCGCTTACCGTATAGGTGTTCAGATTACGGCCTAAAGAGTTTGCGGCTCTTCCGGATGCCGCACCAGTAGATGCCAGTCCTGCCAGTGCGTTTGTCATGCGGATGATATTCTCACTTACATTCGGAACGGTTGAAAGAGTGGTGAATAACTGCTTCAAATTCTTTGCCAGTAAAGGAATGTTTGTGATTGCTCTGCCGGATGCCACACCACCAAGTCTTGAAATCGAAGATGCTATGCTCGCAATATCCCCTACTCCATCTACTTTTGTTCCTGCCATGTCAGCAGAAAAAGTCTTCAGTGCAGATGAAATCCTGCTTAATCCGCTTGTATCTATTTTCCCCATTCTGTTAATGGAATTTGTCAATGTGGAGATATTCTTAATGCCGCTTGTATTCATGGAACTGGCGGCATTTGCGATACTCTGTATGCTATTAGAAATGCTTGTCAGTTTGGATGTATCAATGGACAAGCTTCTCTGAAAATTCGTAAGGCTGTTTGCTAACTTATTTAGTGCGTTACTTGCGTTATTCGCATCCGCTTTTATTTTAATCTGTAAAGAATCAATATCCATACCGCACCGCCTTTACCGCAATAAAAAAGGAAGTGTCTGCCACTTCCAAGAAAAAGAGCGGCAAGCTGTGACACCTACCGCTCCTAAAATCACTTTTTGAGATATGCCCTTGTAACCGTACCGATTTTTCCGTCCACTTTGATACCGACACTCTTTTGGAATGCTTTTACTGCATCAGAAGTGGTTTTTCCAAAATATCCGTCAATGTTCGTCTTACCTTTCGCATTTACAGACGGCATAAAGCCTTTCCTTACAAGTTCGTACTGCGACCACTTGACATCATTTCCCTTCATCATTGCCATACGCTTGTAATAAAGAAGTCTTTCCGGCTCTGTATAAGGGTTTCTATGGCTTGTAAAATCCTCATATACGGCATCTAATTCCTTGTACCATACATTCATGTCTACATTTCCTACAATACCGCCTACACGCCCTTTAGAAGTGTACTGCCAGCCTACCATGTTAGGTACTTGCGGCTGATACTTTACATCACACTTGCCGTTGTTCTTTCCGTACCGTGCGATCCACATGGGATAACTCACACCGCCATAAGGCTTAATGTATGTCTTGTAAAAACTTTCCCCAGTGTATACACCGAACTGTAATCCTGCATCGGTGATAACCTTTCCGTAAGCATTGATAATAGAAATAATATTTTTGCCAAGACCTTTCATAACGGCATCTTCAACATCAAGATATACTGTCACTTTTCTACCGTTAAGAATAGTAAGCACTCTTCTTGCATCAGATCGTGATTTTGCAACCGTTGTAATATATCCGTATTCATATACTCCGTGCACATGGACATTGTGCTCTTTACAACCTTTCCAGTTCTCCTCGAACTTCTTGTCCGGGTTCAAATCCTTACGGATGACTTTCAGAATAGCAAAATCAATACCGTTCTGTTTTACCGCCCACCAGTTAATCGTCCCCTGGTATGAGGACACATCAATTCCTGTTAAACTCATGTTTGTTTCTCCTTTTTTGGATGTGATAATTCAAAATTAGCCTGCATTGCCATAAGCCCTGCGAGGAACGCTTTCCTTTGCTTCTGAATTTCTTTTTCATTATTAGCAATGTCCGCACGTTCTATAATAGGCTTGTCAATATACTTCGATTGTGCTTTTCTACCGTTTAGGCAATGGTCTATTGCAAAGATTAATGCAGATATTCCATAATCTCCCCACCGTTGCCATGAGTTCCTATCTTCTTCCTCTTTTTTGAGTTTATATCCTTTGTAACACCACTCTAATTTTTTAGGATTCAGATGTTTGAACTCTTCTATCGAAATTCCCATGGAAAAAGCAAATGGAAAATATTCTTCCCATATTATTTTGTGCCAGTCGATTTCTTCTTGTGATCCTGTGGCATCTTCGTTACCTTGCTGTCCTCTTTCTCCATCTCTTCCTTGGTCTGCGTCATCATTTCCGTCAGACCCGACAGTTCGAAAAAACCGTCTTCTTTCATACAGTCTGTCAGTTCTCCATACAGTTTCACAAAAGACAGACCATTTGCTTTCATGTATTCTTTCATTAAAGCATTGGATTCATCCGGTGTAATACCTTCATGGTTTTCGATAAGACCAGCATAAAAAGCCGTTTTGCATACATGAGGAAATTCTGCAAGCATATATCCGCTACCATCTACAATTTCTTCTGGTGTGGGATTCTGTACATTTTTTGCTTTTTTAGCTACATAGCCACCGGAAAGCATAAGAAACATCTTTTGAATCAAATCCTTGCACTCCACAGCACCGAATCCAAACTCTAAAGTATATTCAACATCATTAACTAAAATCTTCTTCATAAAAACATATCCTTTCCCCAACATTTTGTTGGAAAGGAGCCGCCCGAAGACGGCTCTCTTTTTGCTAAATCAATGTTTCGTCTACCGCTTCATCAAAGTCAGCCACGGCAGTGTTATTTGTTTCTGACTGACTTTCTATTCCCCCGTTGTAAGTGCAACAGTAGAATCCAAACCTTTGTATTCCTCAATGGTAAGGTTCATTTCAATTGTCAGAAGTTCATTCTGTCCGATCTCTGGCTGTGGAATCTGCTCGGGCGGCTGTGCAACAACAAAGAAAGATTTCTCTTCTCCGGGAATGACAGTTTCAAACCACATTCTATTTCCACCAGTAAGAGCCTTATAGGCTGTGATAAGTGCAGTCCATTCAGCCACGGTCTCTGATGTAAAGTTGACTGTGACTGCAAAAGATCCACCAGTATCTGCACGACCTTTTACATATCTGGTGATTGCATCTTCTAACGCAGAAGCATCAATCTGTTCAGGTTCGATGTTGATGCCGCCAATGGCATTGATTCTTGTAAGTTGCTTAAAACTTGTAGGTTTTGTTCCGGCGGTTGTCTCTGTACCATATCCGAAAGTAATGCCTAAAGTAGAAACTCCGGCTGCTGCCATAATTTATACCTCCTTAAATTTGCATAAAAAAATAGAGCCGAATGGCTCTAATAGTTACAATTTATCATCAGCACCTACGCTTCTTCTGAACCGTGCAGTGCTTCTGTATGTTTTCTGCGAAGTGCTGTTAAACTCCGGCATGGAATTTATCTGAAATCGCAAACGCTTGAAAAGTCCGGCAACCGTAGACATGATAGCTTCAGCTTCTTCTTGACTTTTGTTTGTTATCACATCCACCTGGTATGATGCTGTGATTCCATTAACAGAACGTGCTTCAAGGTCTTGTCCTGTCTCTGCGAACGGCATAGCATGAAAGTACACCGTAGGGAATGTAGGGTTTGACAAATCCTTGCTTTTGTCCGTCACATAAGCTTTAGGATGGCTCTGTGGTATCTTCATTTTTAAGTACGATGCAATCTTGACTTTGAAATCTGATACCCACTGATATTCATTATCCACTACCAAACACCACCTTTGCTGTCTGTGATACAATATCACGAAGTTCTATTGCAGTCAGGTACATAAATGGTCTTGACGGCATACCTTCTGTAAAATACCATTTACCGTCATCCGCAGGATAAAACCATCCATATCTTCCATCCGCAAGTTGCCTTATGGTTTTTCCGCTTGCATATTGCCAGTCAACACCTTCCGGTAGTTGATATGGATATGGCGACTGCTTTCCAACAACACCAGTACCAAACTCCACGAAAGCCGCATGGTCTGTACCTGCAACCACAGCCCAAACACCGCCACCCTTTACGGAGCCAACATATTCCGAATGGATGCTTTGCAAAAGTTCAGATGTAAAGACAGCATCAAGGTCAGCAATCTGCACTCTAGCAATCTCTACACCATTTTCTGCCAGTGCTTCAGCCAGTAGCCTACATTTATACTCTAAACTATTTTCATAGTCTTTAAGAGCCTTTACAGCCGCTTGTATTGACTTTGTGTCAAACAGATTGATGTTAATTGTCTTTCCCATATCACTTCACCGTCTTTTGCAGTAAAAATAAATCTGCTGTCAGCCCTTCGTCTGCAACACCTTTGACAACATAGTCCGCAGTCTTGCTGTCCACAAGTCCGTCATCGTCACGACCTACTTCTGACTTCTTCCAGATAACATCCCCTGCCTTAATCGGCAAATAGCCTTTGTCGGTCACAATCTGACAGTAGGAACTGGAATCATCAATACCAAATTCCTTTACCAGTACTTCCGACAACTTATTACTGATATTAGCAGAAAAAAGGACGGGTTCTAAAAATTCCGTAATCGTTCCTTTGATTGACGGAATTTTTTCACCTGCAACTTCATCGTAAATAATGTTACCGTTTTTGTCACGGTTATAAATCGTGACTTTTTCTCCCTGACGTGAGTACTTCATGTCCTGCTTGTTAATGTCAAGCATCTTTCTTCACCTGCTTGTAAATCTGGTCTGCACCAGTGCTTGCAAGTCCTGAAATAATACCTACTGCGCAAGCGTTAATCACATCGTTTGCCGGAAAATTTGGAATTACAAACATTCCTAAAATTCCAAGTGCACCACCAACAACACCCACAATAACAGGAATGTAGTTATCCTTAACTTTGGTAGAATTTTTCGCCCAAAGTCCTACAAGATAACAAAGAACACCAATTCCTCCGCAAGTTCCAATCTGTGTGAAATCCATCATTCCTTACCTCCGTTCTTCAATCTTATTTCTTTTATTTCTTCATACATTTTAGTTGCCATTCCATTTCCACCAAGCGCATGATAAGCATTGTACATCTCAACAAAGTTTTCATACGCATAGCTTGGAATTTCTCCCAACTTCATGTACTTATCGTGATACTCAATAAGTTGCACACGCAAAAGAAGCATTGTTCCCTTGCTGTTCGCATCCCTATCTTTCTTTTGCTGCTTTAGGAGCCAGACGATGTAGCCTAATAAAATAGGCAGAACAATCGTATACGTCTGTAATAAAAATTCTTTCACTTCATATCTCCTAACTGTTTATTTGTTGGCACACCGCCCACCACCCTTAAAGTGTGCCGCCTGCAACCTTATTACTGGAATCAGTAACATGGTCACGCACAATCTTCTAAACCCCTCGATTTCGATGGGGTTATAAAACTTTTGCAAATGGAAAAACACCCACAAACAGATCCTCACGGTCTCTCCATGTTCTCGACACTCCATTCTCTGAATAGCTTGCCATGAAGTTTTCACCGGCTTGCGATCTGTCATACACGACAAGATTAACCACCACGGACTGAAATTTTTTCATATCCGCAGCAATCTTCTCTTCCGTGTAGCTTTCTGGGTACATTCTCTTTGCTCTGATGTCGGCTTCTGCTTGACGCATAAGTTGTTCCAAGAAAGGATTTTCTTCCAAATGGTCAAACACGACCTCGGAGCTTTCAGAATCAATATGAAATTGTTTCAGACGAATTTTTACTTGCTCCAAAGTCGTATATTCTGCCATGTGTTACCTCTTATTCATCCTTTGCAGTTACCGTAGTAATGCCTGCCTTTACTGCTCTGTAATTAGGATCACACTCGATAATCATAATTTCCTTGCCGGTTGTTGCTTCAATTTCAGAAGTGCCATCCCAAGTAGCATACGTCTTTACATTTCCAAGATAAGAAGGTAATTTACAATCATCTGCTACCTTGTATTTGTAAGAATTGTCGCCGCTTTTTGCAGGGGAAACGCTTACTTTCGTGTATCCATTAGTTGTTTGGCTTGCAGTGCTGTTCACTACCAATGTATCCAAACCGCTTTCTCCTTCGGTTAAAGTACCGATTACGATTCCATAAGGGTTAGGAATTACAGGGATAAACACGCCACTAGCCTTAGTCCACTCAGCAACCGGATCAGGAGTTGCCCACTGGGAAATAGTAATGAATTGCTTTTTGGACAAGCTTGTAAATGCACTTGCCTTTTCTTCTTCCGGAGTTACGCCCCAAAGTCCAGTACCAATCTTTCCGTTTCCAGTAGATACATAAAGAGTAAATACATTATCCGGTAAAAATCTCTTTGGAGTTCTCGTTGTATTTTCCTTGTTGGCAATTCCGTACATATCATCATCAATTACCATATTCAGACTATGCAGGCTAAACAACAGATTTTCCACTTCTGCCTGAGTAATTGCCATTCCAACGAAATTAACTCCCTTAATAGCTTTCATGATTCCTTCATTCTTAAGCATATAAGAGCGCATTTTGGTGGAAGTCAGTGCCGTATTGACAACATATCCTTTGTCAAGAGCCATCTGAACCATGTCTGCAATATCTCCAAGTATATCATGGGTAGGATCTTCCCAGCCTTTCAGTGCCTTGAACTTATTTACTTTGAAGTCAATAGCAAAATTGAGACCATTTTCGTTAATGGTCATCTTACCAGTAGACATAACCTCCATTTTTGCGATTTCAGTTCTTGTCTTTACAGAATCAGACAGCCGACCCATATCGTCATATACATAGTCAATCAGGTTGCTTTCTCTTACACCATGATTTAGCAACTGGCGTAATCTTTCAGACTGGTTGATTTTTTCCTTAATCAGCAGCTTTTCTATGCTTACTTTTTCAAATCCAGGTCTTACACCAATAGCAGCCTCGGTATCAAATGCGTGTACCATTGCTGCGGTAGGAAGATCCATTCCCTCGGAAAGTCTTTCGTACTCTGCTTCAAGGTTTTCGGTCTTGATATCAGGGAAAAGACGGTCACCTACATAATTTCTTGCGATAGAATAGTTTTGGGAAAAATCCAATCTATCCTTGTCTGTAATCATAGATAATACACTGGGCATATTTATTTACCTCCGTAATTTAATCAAAATAGATGCCATTTGCCTTAAGGGCAGTCTCCGCACCGCTGTCAACAGTTACAGGAAGATTTTCCTTAATTACTCTTCCGGCAATGATTACGGAAATAGGCTTTTTTTCGTCATCCGTAATATCAACATCCTCAAACACAATTCCCTTCGCAGAGGAATTATTTGCGGGAACTACGGTTCCAGCTTTAATGATTTTCTTATCATCTACCCGTGTTGCCATTGCTTGTGTTCCCTCAAAAGTTTTTAACACAAGTCCGACTTCACTTGCTAAAATGTTTACACCAGAAGTGTAAGTAGTGGTTTTCATGTAAGCCATAACGTTTATACCTCCTTGCTTACTGTTCGATTACATAGCGCTGATTATATTTCTTTGCCATTTCAGCACCTTTACTTTCAGTTCCATCACCACCGCCAGCACTACCACCGCCAGGATTTGTGGTTCCGTTTGCGATTTCCTGCTCTTTAGCCTGTGCCGCAGCAGTCTCTTTATCAGAGATAATTTTTCCGAGTACTTCGTAGTCAAAACTGCCGTCATCTTTGATAACCTGTGATGCCTGTTCAGCAGAAATGTTAAACTTGGATGCCGCATTGCTTCTCTGTTCCGCAATAGCCTGTGTCTTTTCAAGTTCTGCGATTTTTGCATTTGCAGAATCAAGGTCTTTTTGCAGTCTTTCCGAATCGGATAAATCCTTATCTTTCATGGCTGTGTATTCCTTTTCCAACTCACGCAGTCTTGTCAACTCTTCACTGTTTTTGTTTGCTTTTGCGTTTGCTGCCTGAACATCCTTGCTATTCTCAGCAATGATTTTTTCAATCTGTTCATCAGTCAAACCCATAGCTGTCAGTTCTTCTCTCTTCATAAATTACCTCCGTTATGTCCTACGAATTTTTATACGGTGCAACGACACCGGTTGACATTGCCGGTTTATACGCTCACGGCATTGCGAATTTTTATAAAATAAAAACAGCTACCTATTTCTAGGCAACTGTCTTATTTTGCATTTGTTTTACAATTTCTTGTGCTTTTGCCATCTGCTCTTCCATGTTGATAATGTCAGCAGTTTTCCACAGAGCATCAAGGTAAGGTTTGGAAAGGTTGAAAGTCTTTTCGCAATCTCCCCAAAGTCCAACCGTTTTGATTGCAATAAGCGGATGAATACCACACTGCAGAAGTTGCAGTAATGTCTGCGACTTGGTATACATATTATCTTGTGGACTGTGGTTAATCTGCACATCAAAATCTCTAAGAGTGATTTTCAGATCTTCTTTCTTAATGCGAATAACATTCAGCGCAACCTTGGCCAGTCTCTTCTCTGCTGTCTTAACAACCGGATCCTTAAGCCTTGCTCTTGATTTTGAAAAATCCCATCCGTTTCTCAGCTCAACCGCACCCTGCGTATCACCGCCAGTGTTTCCTTGTTTGTTCGGTATTCCCAAAATTGAAAGTGCGCTGTCTGTTAAATCGTCTTTGGATACCTGTGTCTGCGTTTGGTCAAGTTCCTGTGACATCACATCAACATCAGACTTGTTATCCTTGTTAATGGACTTTACAACCAATGCATGGTTCATCTTCATTTTTTTGAACTGTTCTTCATCAACTTCACAGTTTACAAATTTGTACCACGCCTGGATAAATTGCTCTATACCATCCATTCTGTTCGACTGCGTATTATTGATTGCATCCAACAGATCTATAACAAGTTCAATATCAGACAACCGCTCATGGTTATTCGGAAATTCTACAATCGGTATTCCACCAAATCCGTGAAGTTTCCATGTATCAGGAACAACCGCACTGTTTTTTATCTTACATTCATGGGATTCCGTGTAGCAGAGTTTGTACCACTCGCCATTTTCATTTTTTAATTCCTGTACCGCCAAAATCGGTTCTTCGGAACTGCGGTTGTAAATAACAAACGTGTTCAGAGGATTAGGTGCAACCACACGGATAGGCACATCTCCATTCACAATCTGAATAGCTTTGAATGATGTTCCGGTTGCCGACTGCCACTCACCAGCTTTTATGTCTTTCTCATGCTTATTTGCATCTGCTAAGTAATCATTCAGTTCATCTACTGCCTTATTTACAGCTTCATCATCTTTTCTGCTGACAAACTGAATAGGCTCTCCGTAAGTCTGACCGACCTTGAACTGTACCCACTCATAAGCATGATTCTCAACGATTTTGTTCGTTATATCCTCATTTGACAACTTTGTTCTGTATAGTACCGGCTGATCTCCTTTGTAGTACTCCCACAAGTACTTGATAACTGACTTATTGTAATTAAAAACACCGATGCAATCGCCAATAACCTTTACAATGTTGTCTTCGGTTATCTGCTCCACATCCGTATATGCAATTTTTCTACCGTGACAACCCTTTACAAGGTCTTGAAATTTCATAGTGTTCATATTTTCACCTACATAAATGTCATTCCGCTGCTCTGGTCTCTTTTTGGAAGTTTCTTGATCTCACGTTCTCCGGTCTCCGTATGGTAAACAACCATTTTATTGCAATTCCGGCACTTATATGTCTTGTCGATGTGTGATTTTGAACTGCATTCACCGACCAACCGTCCGCATCCCGGACAGTACACTCTAATTTTTTGATTAAAAATCATAAATACCTCTTTTCTGCGCACAAAAATACCGCCCTTGCTGATAAGAGCGGTACTTCTGGAGTCTTCACATAATCTGAGGAGGAAATGAAAAATATCTTGGAATCTTTCTGCATCTTAATAGTATCACGGAAAAAGCGGACATATCGGACAAGTCTATATGGAACTATACGATTTCGTATGTTTTTTCAAATATGTCAGGCTTACATGGATAAAGTTCTCCATTTACACCTTTGATAATATAATCACCAATGTTTGCTTTCATATCTCCTTCCATAGTTTTAATGAAACATTCATCTTCATTATTAAAATAAATATTTCCGTCATCATAAGCAGATATTCCCCATTCTGGTACACCTCTACAATTTGCTCCAATCTTCATAAAATCTTCGCAATATTCAAATGCTTCAATTACAACAGGTTTCTTTCTATATTTTGCCATTTTTATACCTCCGTATTATTTTAATTTGCCATATAACGATCAAATGCTTTTCTTACGCTATCCTCTGTGTTTCCACCACCGATTCTATCAGCAACCTTGTTCCATGATAATTTTTCAATAAATCGTAAATTTATGATTCGTCTTATACGACTGTCCTGAACGCTTGCAATAAATTCTTCGACTTCATTATTTTTTTGCAGTAAATCGTCCTCTAAAAGCTGTAAAGTAGCCTTTCTGGAATAAAGCAGTGTCCGTTTTCTGCTGTACTCCGGATAAGGGAATCCTTCAATACGAAAATGTTCAGCGCCGCCGCATCCACCTGATACGCTGTCAACAACATTCCCATCCGATTCAATTTTTCTGATATCCGATTCAAGTTTTTTAATCTTCTTCTGTACTTCTTTGATTTCTTCCTGTAAATCTATGTATTGAGATAAAACCTCTTTAGTCACCATAATCAATACCTCCGTCCGAAAGAGAATGGGTTTTGAATTGCTTCTACTTTTGCTACCCTGTTTCCGTTTGTAATTCGCAATGCAAAGTTTGAAAATACATCAGGCACATCATCTAACTGTTTTTTTCCTGAAACAGAATACCTTTTCAGTAACGACATCATTACACCGTATGGTTCGTTAGGCTTATACAATGATGGATCCTTGAATATTACGTGTTGTAAAATCCAGTTAGAGCACTGAAAAATTCTTGCTTCTTTGTTTGTCTCTGTCGGTGTGTCTGTGATGTTGCATATCCATCCTTTACTCTCTACACGCTTATTTACTTCCATTGCCACACGGTCACCGCCAGCATTACGCTCAAATTCGCACTCTTGCACTTTATTATTAACAAGTACATTTGCAGCATTTTCATACTGCATCTCATAATCTGCAGTATTGTCACAAACAGCATCCACGCAGTAATAATCTTCTCCGTACTTTTGCAATACAGGCAGAACAAAAAAGTCGGTTCCTTTTCCCTTGGTATCGCATTGCCCAGTAATAATTTCCGGTTCTCCATGTGGCAGATTAAGATAACGTCTGATTTTTTCTTCCGGGAATAACAATCCCTCACGTTCAATAGGCTCCTGTTTGTAAAGACACCTATAAGAGATTTCATCCATAAGTAATTGTTGATCTTCAAAAAAAGCAACCGTAAATCCGGAAAATTCGTAGTCAAAATTGCTTAATCCGGTTTTTGGGTCAATATCCGGAACAGCAATTACTTTTACTCTCGGATTCCCTTCATACATATTTTGGATCCGACCGATTACATCATTTACGCTCCACCTGGTTGCAATATGGATCTCTTTGCAATTCTTTCCATCAGTATCTTGTGTCTTTCTTTGTCTTGCATCTACCGCATACTTGTCCCACAATTTATCCAAAATTATAGGATTCATAGCTTCTTCAATGCCACCGATCATGTCATCTACGAATAAAAACTTCGATGCACGTACCTTACCAGCATTTTTACTTCCTACGGATGTGCACTGAACGGATGGAAATGGTTTATATTTGCCGATGTTAAACTGCTCCATTTTTGCGTTAGTACTGGTAACGGAAAGATTTGGGAAGATTTCATTCCAAGTGTACTCGTCAGAATTTGTGCAAATATCGTACACACCGTCATAGTACATACGTGTAATGTCTCCACTGTGGGAGTAAAAAAGGTTAAAATCTCTCGGAAACCATCCGGCAACCAATGCATTCAGCATTTTCTCTACCGTTGTGTTATGCGTAATGATATAATCATCCGTGATATATAGATGGCAAGGATTATCAATCATAATACACTGACACTCTTCTTTGCCGATATATTCAATACTGTCTATCTTTTTCCATATTTCTTTACCGTTTTCAAGACAAGGAATTTCCATCTCAAACGTGTACCAGTATAAACGAACATATTCAAATTCGATAACGATTTCGCAATTATTTTTATACTTTGTTCTTGTTTTCCACAAATGATTATCAGAACATCTGCATTTTGACCCATCATTTAACGTAATTTCATAAATTTTTCTTTTTCCTTGCGGATATACACCTATTACATTCGCTATTTCTCCATTCCCGGCAATTACTTTTGTTCCGATTTTCAAATCTTTCATATATACAAATCCGTTTGGTGTTAAGATTTTTGAATACATCGGTTGCGCTTTACCGGCACCAGGGATAAGAGACACGCAGAGGATGTCGTATATATCATCAATCATGCCTTGAATGGCATCCATGAGACCGATTTTAAGAAATTGCTTTCTACGTGGCATATAGAATCGCTCTCTAGGTTCTCTTTTCTTCTCCAAATATCGGTACGCACTGTCAACAACCTTGTTTTGCGCTTCCAGCAGAAGAACATCGTACAATTTATCTGTCAGAGAGTAGTGCGTCTTGTTTGCAAAGGAATACTTTTCCAAATCCCATATGGTTCCTCCGGTTCTTTCCATGCAGAAACGCTCTACAATGCCTTTAGAACGGTTTGTTATCTGTAAGCCATAAGTTATATCCTTTTCGCCATTTATAGCCACTCTGCAGGCTTCTATGTACGCATCAATGACCTGTTCATCAATTCCCTTGCGTTGTATGTAATTGTCATAGCTGTTTACTGCCGATATAAGGCTCTGACTTGCCAATATAAAAGAGCCTCCTTCCCTAAAATTTTGGAAATTTGGCTCTCTGCGTAGGCACTCTACGACTGGTGCTCTTTTTATTTATTCACTTGCCTTAAAATTGTATACCGGCTTGATAATCGCCAGCACATCAACTGTATCTTTGATATTCTCAACAATTTCATCCAATGTCTTATATGCCATCGGAGATTCATCTATTGTAGATTGGTTGACGGAGGTTGTATATATTCCGTCCATTGACTTTTCAAACTCTTCCAACGATACCAATTCCTTGGCTTTTGTCCGACTCATTACTCTACCGGCTCCATGCGGTGCAGAACAATTCCAATCCTCATTTCCTTTGCCAGTACCGATAATACATCCATCACGCATATTGATGGGGATAAGAACCTTTTCTCCGTATTTGGCAGATATAGCGCCTTTACGGACAATATTTGAATCATGGTCAATATAATTGTGAATACACTCGAAGTAATCCGGCATATCTGCATCAACGCCCCATCCCATGTGGTTGCATATAATCTGAGCGATCATAACACGGTTTATGTAGGCGAATTTCTGACAAATTCTCATGTCATGCAGATAATCTTCCCTGTATTTGCCCTCTAAGTAGCACAAATCCTTTGGAATATTCGGATTAACCGCCTTGAAATTCCTGTGCAATTCTGCTATTGCACTTTGAATTTCAGATTTTCTTCCGGCAGATTTGTACTCTTTTATGAGTCTGTCCTGTTCTTCATACAGTTTATCTTTACCACTCATAAGTTCAAAAGCAAGGTTCTGGTAATAGTCGGCTACCTGTTTTCCGAGATTACGACTACCAGTATGAATAACAAGATACTTATAACCATCTTCTGCGACATCAACCTCAATAAAGTGATTTCCACCGCCAAGAGTACCGATAGACCTCTCAAGTCTCTTTGTATCTCGTAATTCTCGGTAGCACTTCAACTCCTGTAATTCTTCGAATCTGATGATCCTTCCCTCATGCACATCTCTTCCGCTTGGAACATAAGAACGAATCACATTATCCAACTTTTCAAAGTCAATATCCGTCTGACCAAGGCTTACACAAAGCATTCCGCAACCAATATCAACCCCAACAATGTTCGGGATAACCTTTTCTCCAAGGTCTGCGGTAAATCCAATGACACATCCCTTTCCTGCGTGAACATCCGGCATGATACGAACCTTACAGTCTTTGAACGCATCCTGCGCAAGTAATAATTCAATCTGATCTACTGCTTCCTGTTCGACATTCTTGGTAAATATTTTCAAATTACTCATCGTTCTACCCCAATTCTATTGATTTTCCCACACTTCGGGCATTTGATTTCAGCCTGTCCGTTGAATTTGCCTAAAAGGCGGTTGCACTTGCTGCAACGTGCATCTGTCAAATAATGCTGACGTTTCCACTCTTCAATCAATTGATATATAAAATCTCTTCCAACGTTTCTTGGTGGAATGTGACACAATGGTAAGTTTCTTTTCTCACATTCCTCGTATTCTCGAATTGACTGTTTTTGAAATTCAGATAACGGAAATGGTGCAATCTTCTCTGCAAACTCAACCAAAGACATTTCACTATCCTGCTTAATTTCTCGCTGAGATGCGTCATATTCCAACTGTTCAGTTAATTCATCTGTTATTGATTCCATTAATTCTGCCATGCTCATTCTTCAATACTCCTATCAAATCATGCATTTGAATCAGTAGTTTTTAAATATTCAACGAACTGTGCCCAAGCCTGTTCGCATGTTAAATCGCCAACAGGATTTTGAATATAGTATTCTTGGAAATATTCCCGGGCCTTTTCTTTTTCATCTTCGGAATATGAATCCCATTTAGAAACTCCTGATTTCTTTTTGAAAAATTCGCACTCATGTTCACTGTCAGCAAATCCAGCACCAGGAATCCATTTTTCCGGATGGTTGCACATTTCAGCCATCCCTACAACTTCGTTTCTATCAAATCCAAGGTAAACACAATCATGACACGTCATTCTTCCACCAACTTTCATATCAAGCATATATAATATTTCCTGTTCGGATACTTCTTTTGCTCCTTCTCTAACATGAAACAGTATTTCCATTAGTTGTTGATTATCTTTATCCGTCATTCTGTTTTTATCAATTGTTTCATCGATGCAGTAATATAAACAATTCCCATATCCAACACCTAAACGACTTCCATAAAATGATTTTCCAACAATATCATAATTTTCAGTTTTTAAAATATCGTGCTTATAATCTAAATCGCACCACTTTTTATTATCTTCCAGTTTCTTTTGAAGATATTTTAAGAAATCTACTACTCTTTCTTCTCTATCACTGATGTATAATATCGTGTCTTTCATTTTATTTCACAATCCTTCTGCTTTCTTCCATCACTTTACAGTTCCTTGCAAAATCTCTTTCAATAAAACTTTGCGGTATTCTTCCAAAATTTTCCAAAGCGTACTTATCTACCGCTTCTTTTGAAACATCTATACCAAAATTTATCAATGCTTCTTTAGGTGGCAATTGATACCCGGATAAAGGATTATCAATGTTATTCATTCTTCATCCACTCCTCAAACTCTTTACGGCATTTAGGGCACAAATGAAATTCTTTGTATCAAACATCGTGTATTTCTTTAATTTGAACTCCTGTACGCGATTGTGATACAAGTTCAGTATTAGCAACATACCCTGCTACATTTGCAAATTTCATACTATATTCTGCTGATGTAATCAATTTCCTTGTAAAAAAAGTTCTTCTTTGCGGCATCATTTCTATTTTAGATTCACACCGGTCACAGGTGTACCATTCTTTTTCATGTCTCATGTTGCACCTCGCTTAATATCCGCCATTATTCTCAATAAGCCATTCTTTCAATGCAACGTGTGCTTTTGCGAAGCATAATTCCATGTCCGTATCATTTTCATGTACGAGAATCGCATCATCACCATCTTTTCTACACTTAGGATAGTCGTTTGCGCATCCTCGTTTGTAAATATAGATTCCCCAGTCACATATCTTGCTATATGTTATTTCAAGATGCATCGGAAAATCTTGTGTCTTTTCATCAAAAAACTTTAAGAAATCATTCATCCTCATATCCTCCGTAACCCATGCAGACGGAATCGAACCGCCGACACACATCCTATGCGGATGCCGCTCTGCCACTGAAGCTATGCATGGTTGAGATGCAATATTCCCGGGGTTACTCCGCATTCTACAATCGCAGAGCATATTGCATCACTGTTTCAGCCAAAACATAGACCGTCTGCTGGCAGACAGCGTAATTTGACCGAAACGCCGTACACAGGATTTGAACCTGCAAGCCTTTTACAGCCAACGGTTTTCAAGACCGCTCCCTCACCACCCGGACATACGGCAAATATAGCATGGTTAATTGCTAGAACAGGTATCTCAACTCACAATTATGCATATCCCCCTGCGAACAATGATATGCGTTCCCACTCGTATAAACGCAGTGTGTAGGATTCGAACCTACAAGGCGAATAAACGCCCGGCGGCTTAGCAAGCCGTTCCAATACCATTATGGGAACACTGCATCTTGATGGTGCGATTTCTTGAAACAATCCATCCGTTACGACTATCAACCACGCACCTGCCCAATAGCGTCTTTTAGGATTGAATGAAAAAGTTGGGATGATGGGACTTGAACCCACAACCTATGCCGTAGAAGGACACTGCTCTTTCCATTTGCGCTACATCCCAATGTGCCGTATAACCACAGATGAACTTCTGGCATATCTATCTGCTACCTACCGACTATTGCAATCACGGTATCGTCTTATCACCGCAGATAAAGTTTTCACCGCTATATGGTTGCAAGGCTTCAAGCGGTTACGTGGAAAACCCTCACGAGCCTTGCGACGGCTCTTAACAGCATTCCGCTATGAGGGGAAAGGAGTATTCCATGTAGGTGGAATATTCGCAGATGGCAAAGACCGAAAGAAGAAAACATCTGCGAAACAGGACTACCAGGATTCGGACCTGGGATGCAGCAGTCAAAGTGCTGTGCCTTACCGCTTGGCGATAGCCCTAAACTCCGGGAGAGAGACCATCTGCTCCCGGATTATTTTTCGTGAAACACCCTATATTGCTTAATTATCACGCCTGCGCACGGTACTTTGAAAAACTTAGTGTTGTCGAACGCATTATTCCATTTTTCGTTTCCCGCACACAGGCTGCATACACTCTTGATGCCTTGATTTCTCTGCCACATATCCAATGCCAACACAACACAAGATATTTGGCAATAATAATGGCTTTATGAATTTAACCCATTCAACAATGTGATATGGGATAATTCGCATAATCTTCGGTAACCACATAGGCTATACCCACATGAAAGTTATTCCAAATGCAAGGAACATTGCAAGTGCGAAGAAAGTAACTCCTTCTGATGCTGTTTTCTGTTTTGGAGCATACCATAAAGCAGATATTGCTAAAACTGTCAATACCAACGTTGTCATTATTTTTAAAATCATGAATCCAAGCATTTTTTCTTCTTCCTTCCTTCAATTTCATCGATCATTGCCATTACCAGTGCTTTAGCAAACTGGCTATTGTTATGCATTTTAATCAGCAGATTGCCTTGCCGGATAAGATACGACCAGTCATCATCCGTTTTCGGATTAGCACACTCTTTATGTATTTTCCAAACCTCTGTGTAGATCTCTTTAATCTCCGGTGGCAATTCACATTTCTCCTTAACTGGCAAATCTTCTTTAGGCTCTTTATCAAGCCTGCTCTTTTGGTGCTTCATCTGACAGCTAACCATTTCTGTAACGTTCTCACGGTCTCTTTTGATTCCGTGACCTTTCAGAAATAATTCGCATTGCAGAACTTCACCACATTTTGAACATTCGTCTTTTATCTCTTTCCCAAATATCTGCATACGCTTAATCCTTGCTTGTGACTACTGCTCTTAAAAATACTCCGATGATGAACAGGATATATACCCATGCAGGAGCTTGCAATTGAAACAGTATCCATGCTAAAACTATGTAAATGAAAATCATGTGGTACACCTCCTAAGGGTCTTTTTTATTTTTGAGGAAATTTGAGGGACTAAGTAGGGGCTGTTCGCTGGTCCTGTCAGACCCCCTCCCCCGGTGTGCCATGCGGCTTTTCAACTATGCGCAAAATTCGCGCTTCGCGCAGTCTTTATTGTTACATTCTTAACTATCCCATATTTCTGCACGTTTCCGTTGTTGTTGCTAATCATTCGCATCTATGTTGCTATCGTCATACGCTCCGGAATCGGTCAACATTGATGTATTTTTATCTCCTGGCAATACTAATATACGCAATTGCGAAGCATCCAACACCTGTCTTGGTTGTGTTTGTGTGTTAACACCTTTTTGTGCCCACATCTTTCCCACGTCCTCGTCATTGTTTGCTATTGCCATTTCTCCCATGGGGTTAGATGCTAGACCGTTTGTATTTTGTGCTCTCATTGCTTCTCTTAGTCTTTTGTACACGTCAAAGCGGAATGTACTTAGTTCACTGTTAATTCTTGCGTTCCTATTGCCGTAGTATTTAACCTCTTCCCCTTTATTTAATAATATATTTATATAGCTACATTCTTCGCTTATCTCTGTATCTGACAGCTTAAATATATAGCCACTAGATCTATTAGCTTTTTCCCAGAGGTTTAAAGTATATCTATTTATGCCGGTTAAATTACTAAACTGTATTAGCTTTATAACTCCACCGTATAACTGGTTAAGCCTTATAATTAACTCCGTGATACTCTCAACCTCTTGTACGTCATAAGTCTTTAATTTGGATTTAGACCCGTTCTGCGTGCTCTCTCCTGGTGATGGTTTAAACACAGATAAATAAACCTCGCTCAATATGGCGTCTATTATATCCGCTCTTTGTTTGGCAGATTTAGAGTTAATGTCCATAGCGTTGTTATATGATCTGTATAAATCTTTAAAAGTGACTTCCGCAAGATCTGAAAGACTTACAATCTCAGCCATGTTCTGCACCTCCTTAAAAATCTGCAATAAAAAAATCACTAAGCATCACTTAATAAACCCATGTTTTTTGATCTCCTCCACAGATCATGTAAAACATAAATTTAAAAAAGTGATCAGCTAGTGACTTCTGATCGGTTCCGGTCTGTCGGCTCCGGTGGTCTTGGTTACAATCTGGGCGGCTGCATATCCAGAGGGGGGGGTTGGATTTTCACCGCTGTCACTCGCACCGTGTTAGCGTCGGCTCCCTAACTGCTTTTATCATACCATAAGTCCTATTAATAAATCCACAACAACCTTTTACGCATTTGATTATTTGTTATTGTGGTATGCCTGCCGGTGATCCTGAGTATATAAAAATCATATGCTTAAAAAATATCATCCGGTTAAATTTGACAAATGGGATTTTTTGACAGACAGACAGGTAATTTTTGCAGATGGGTACATGGTGGCAGCCGGTCGGCTCTAGTATTTATATATACTTGGTTATACAATGTCTTTCTGCACTTATTTATTTTTATTTTATTTAATCTCTTTTTATTTACTCTAATCTTATTTAATCTGCGTCTACAAAATGTCTACAATTTGTCTACAAAATTTAGCACGTTAAAATATCGCAGTGAAAATAGATCAAGAAAAGCAGGCTGTTACACCTGCTTAATTCCTGTTTATGCTGTTGCTCTTTCTGTTCTTCTTATCCGTTCCGCTTTTACTGTGGTCCGGTCAATTAGTGCCCTGTCACCGTATGCGGTTTTGCTGGCCAATAACTCCGAATCTGTCATGCTCTCCAGTGCTTGGAGCGTTTCCGCTTGCACCGTCTCCAGTGCTTGGAGTTCTGCCCTGTTAAATTCTTTCAGCCGTTCGGATTCCGTTGTTTCCAGTTGATCCCGGTAGTACCGGAAGAACTGCCGGACGTTTGAGCGGATCCGGGCGGCTTTCTTTGCTGTGATCTGCTCCGGTGTTCCTGTCATTTCGTTCGCTCCTTTCGCTTGTTTGTATCTTAATTATATATTACTCAATTTGTAATGTCAATACATTTTTATAAATTACTCAATATTTTTCATTTTTGCTTTTATTGCATCTAATATATAAGCGTTTAGGCTTAAGCCGTCCTTTTCTGCTGCTGCTCTCACCTGGTCCCTATATCCATTAGGGAGCATGACAGATACCCGATCATATTTAGATTTGTTGTACTCGTTTTGCTTGTTATAACGCTGCTCTAATTTTCTTTTTGCTTCCAATAGTTCCATTTTGTGCACCTCCTTTTACTTATTATATTATACTCAATTTAATTTATCAATATACAACATTCTTTTTGTATAAATTACTCAATTTATATATTAAAAAATTGTGCAATATGCTATTTTAAAATATATTACTCAATTTATATTGACTTATACAATTACTCAATATATAATAGCATTAACAACAAAAAACAAAAGCCGGTGACACCTACCAAGCGAACACCGGCACCCAAAAAGAAAGGCACCCAAATTATAACACGGGTGAAAAGGTAAAAGCAATATGAGAAAGAATGAATTATTAGAAGCAATCAACAACAGCTATGCAAGAAGCGCATGGAATAAAGGTGTAAAAATCTATGCTTATGAGCTTGTAGAAGCTATTGAAGTTGAAGAGATCCCGCAGGACAAAACAGAGTTAAAAAGCCTTTTACTGAATGGCGCCGCTGACTGGAAACAGTACAGTTGGGGCGGCTGCTCTCTGATTTATGATTGTGACATTGCCAAACGTCTCTGTTGCCCGTCTGAGTTAAAAAAGGTTTGCGGCGGCGAGAACAAACCAAACAGATCCGAGGAATGGTTAGACACACAGGCAAGAGCATTAAGCCATTCTTTTGATATAATTTATCATATTGTTAAATTTAGCAAGTAAGACAGGCTTACACCGGGGATCGTGCCCCGGCTTGCTTTTACCCGGAAACGGGAAAAATTGAAAATATGGAGGTATTACGCCATGAGCGAAAACGAACGCAGAAAAGAAGAACTAATAAGACGACTGGACAACCTCGAAGCCTGCAAAGATAACCCGGTATACCTTGCAGAGATCAAGAAAATACGCAAAGAGCTTGCAGATATAAACTGCGAACAATAGCCGCCGCAGAGAATGCTCGCCGGATCACTACCGGCGGCGGTTTTATGGGTTGAATTTACCCAAAAAATTAAAAATATGGAGGAACGAGAAAATGAAAATTATAGAAAAATCGAAAATGCCTGACGGTACAAAGATACAACTAGAGGATTGGCACGATAAAAACACAAAAGATTATATGGATTTATATGGCTATGAGATAGGTGCATATCCAGTTGCTAAAAATTCCGGTTGTTGTGGATGGGTAAAATCCGGGGAAAAATTTAGGATATCAATTAGTTATAATAAATATGCAAATTATACTGATGAAATGGTGTTGAGTGATTTTGAATCGTTAAAAAATGGAGAAAAAACATTATCAGATTTAAAAGATCATTTTTTTAATAACTTTAAAGATCAATTTTATTTAGGAATTATAGATTTTGAACCTTGACAGCCATTGCAGAGGATGCCCGCCGGATCACTACCGGCGGCGGTTTTGTGGGTGGATCACACCCAAAAATTGAAAAAAGGAGGTTGCCAGGATGAAAGAAAAGAACCTTGAAAGACTTTACAAGCTGCTAGAGCGTGCGGAGCGAGAGAAAGACACGGAGACAGCCGCCGCCCTGCGATGGGCAATTTTTGAACTGGAAAACAGATAAAAGACGGTCGCAAGCCGTCTTTTTGTCGTGTTCCGTTGGATCTGCTGCCGTCTGGCGGTCTATTTGTGTTACTCTTCCACCGGATCCGGTCAGATCCTGCGCCCGGATATATTGACGGCTTGCGCTGCCTTGGTGTAAAATCAAATATTACAAGGGGGATTTTATCAAAATGCGAAAAGTGGGAATCGGTCATGTATACGACATTATGGAGAGCGTATCGGATGCCGGGGAACGGCTGGAAACCGTTATAAGGGTAGAAAATGCCGCCGGTGGTCTGTCTGCGGAATCTGCGGAGCTGTTGCAGTCTGCGTATGATTCCATGCTTTCTGCAGTAGGAGACCTTGGAAAAGCTGCGACACGTTGAACGGGTGACAGGTCCAGGACTTGCACCGCAGAAGTGCACAGATGTTCCACACCTTGAATCGGTCTGAAAAAATCTGCGAAAAAACTCTGAAAACGGATTTTTCAGTTTGAAAAGTGCTACCCCGGGGGGATTGAAAATTTTTAGCACGAAAATTGTAGAAAAATTTTTCTTTCAAAAACCTCTGAAAACGAGATTTTCGGATGAAAATGCAGACCTACGGGGGTATCAAAAGAAACACATTAAAAATTTTTCAATACTTCACATCTATTTATCGACAGAATACCACAAATGTGTTAAAATTTTATAAAATTAAAAATGAAAGGGGTAATTACTCTATGAAACAAAGTCCTTTAGGAATCACTTCAATGGTGCTTGGTATTATAAGCATCCTCACAGCTTGTATAGCTTTTGGCATTGTGCCAGGTATTATCGGCTTGATACTCGCTATTATTGCTCTGTGTCAGAAAGACAAGAAACACGGCACTGCTATCGCAGGACTGACTTGCTCTATTATCGGAATTATTATTTTTGCCATTATGGCATTGTTTGTAAATAGTGTATCCGATAGTAGCAAGGAATCTACTGGAACACAAGCATCAGTTTCTGCAATAACGGAAAGTTCTGCCGCAGTATCAGAAATCACACCGGAATCTAAAGTTGAAGAAGCGGAAGTACCTAGTGGTACTGTTATTTCTCCCGGTTACACATTCGATGCGGACGGCTTGCAAGTTACAATAAATGATTTTGACCTTGACTACACTGATTATGAGGATGAATACGGTTGGAACGCTCCTGCTGATGGAACAAAATACATTATGATTGATGTTTCCTATCAGAACAACAGTAAAGATGATAAGTATGTAAGCATCTACGATTTCCAGTGCTACGCAGACGATACAGATTGTGAACAAAATTACAGTGTTGTGGATAACTCTTCTTTGAATGCGAATATTTCAAGTGGCAGAAAAACATCTTACAAGATTGCATTTGTAGTTCCACAGGATGCGCAGAGTATTGAACTGGAATACGAAACAAGTTTATGGACGGGTAACAAAGAAGTTATCAAATTACAATAGAATATAGGATTTTAAGGGCATCCGCAAGGGTGCTCTTATTTTTAACAAACAAAAAAAGAATGTCCTCCACGACAAGGACACTCTTCTTTTTAAAATACATGTTTGACGCTATTTAACGAATCGGTTACTCACCATAATGTAACCATTACACAATTTTCCTTACGGCTACCACCCCGTAAAATTGTTTGTGTACATTTATATTATAGCATTTTTCAAATAATTACGCAAGCATTTTCATGTAATTTTTGATAATTTCATCAGCCACAGCAAACACTTCTCTTCCGTAGGTAGCCAAAAAATCAGCAACAATCTCTTCCGTCTGAATATCCATAGTCAGATTGTAGGATAGGCAGAACGCATGGCACAATTCATGGCACAGCACACGGTCATAGAAATTACCATGAATCATATTTGATATGTAAATATCTCTTGTGTTCCTGTCTGTCATGCCAAACGTATATGTACCATCAGAACGCATCAGCATAGGGCTGTGACTGCGTACAAGCCTTAAATTCCAGTCTATTCTATTTATAGTAAACAACTTACCACCTCCAACATAAAAGGGGCTAAATAAGCCCCTTAAGTGTTTTAACCGATTTTTGTTACCAGTGCAGACAGCTTATTCCGCAGTACCGTCTTTTCTTCCGGTGTTGCATCGTTGATGATCTCCGTCATGTCGTTTGCAAGTTCGGTCATGTAGGTGTTCAGGTCACGGACTTTTGCTTCTTTGTCCTGCTGTGTATTCGCCTTATGCAGTTCCTTATTTTCCATGTAGGTTCTGCGGCTCATGCCACTTCTGCCCTCTCTTGCATCACGCATACCGGATGAAGAAGTTTCCGTGTAGTACATACGCCCCAAGTCTCTGTCCATGTCACGGTGATACATTTCCGGTGTCATGTGGTAATAGGGTGGCTCTTCATAACCTCTGCGGTAGGTTCCACGACCTTTAGGTGCAAATCTGCCGTCAGCATAGCGGTAATGGTCATAGTACCGTCTGCCACCGTCACCGTAACGATCAAACATTTCCACGACTTCTTCCGGATCATATTCCTGCATGGTTTTTGTCAGCTCACGGTAGTACATGGCTTCTGACAAATCTTTCATCATATCAACGACTTTTCCCATTTCGCAAGTATCTACTTTGTCAATTCCTTTGTCAAACTGCGCTTTAGCGCATTCAGAAAGTTTTTCAATCATTTCATGCATTCTCTTAACATCCATGATTTTTCACCTCCTACGCTTCACGAACGGCAATCAAATTGCTGTTCTGCACTTCAATAGCTTGCGTAGAAGTGTTCTGAACGGCTACCGTACTGCAGCATCCACGAGGAACATCAATGTAAGCCTGCGCAGATACATTGAAGAAATTCTCTACTGCTGCCGGAGTTACAATCATTCTTGTGGACTGTAAAGGTTCCCCGTCTACCGCCAGTGCAAGGGAAATTTCCCCAACAGTTCCACCAGTGGGAATCTGAATGTTACCGGAATAACTTACAAGGAATCTTGCACGACACTGATTAGTGATACCTCTTAACTTCACAATTCCGGATCCCTCTCTATGATTGATACAGTTACTTCCATTTACGGCAGTTTCAGTAAAAGCAACGTCCGCTCCTGCTGCCACAGTCTGTAATGCTACTGCTGTATATTCAGCCATAATAAATACCTCTCTTTCAAAATCAAAGGGGCAAACCATATAGTCTGCCCCATGTTGTCAGTAATTCTGCATAGCAGACATAACCTTAAGGTTAAGTTACTCGATATGCAGTTTTAGCATCCGCAACCAGTGTTGCAACCGCATCCGTAATATACGTTAGGGTTGGGAACCTGGTATGCAGGAATGGGCGCAGGATTCACAGCGTTGATGATCTGCTGTGTCTGTGCACTCATGGCAGTAGTCAGAAGAGCATTCTGACGATCCTGAGAAGCGGCTCTGCGCAGATCGTTGTTCTCTGCCTGCAGAGTAGCGATCTTATCTTGGCATAAGTAGTCAAGGATTGCTCTTGTACCGGCATTCTGGCTGTCGATAATATCACGAGTGTTGTTATTCATGGTGTTCTGCAATGCGCAAGTATTCGTTGCCATATTGTAGTTTACACCCTGGATAGCTTCACGGGTATCGCAGCAACACTGTGCTAACTGTGCCTGTAAAGCGTTAGCATTCTGCATTCCTGCTACGGTGTCTGCATTGATAGCCTGTTGGATTCCATAGCCAGTCTGTAAAATGTTGGTATTTACGCCATTAAATCCGGTAAGCATACCGTTGTTTACAGCGTAGAATCCGTCACACAGACCGTTGTTGATTCCGTCCAGTTTACCGATGATAGACTGGGTGTCGAACCCTCTTTGCAATGCAGAATCGGTGTAGTAACTGGAATTAGAGCCATTACCGCCCCATCCATTACCGCCCCAACCGCCAAAAGCGAAGAAAAGGACGAAAATAATAATCCACCATGCACCATCTTCACCCCATGCACCGTTGTTACCGTATCCGCCATTAGCTGGAATAACAGGCATGGTAAAGGGAGTATTGTTACTCTCAAACATAATTTTTACCTCCATATAAGATTTTTTATACTTAATCTTGCAAGAATTTAGTATCTACTTCATAGGAAATTGACGCTTGAATTTATCAAATTCGGAATCAAAATCCATACCACGTTCCTTAGCAATATTTCTTCCTAACTGCTCTACTCCAGCAAAATCTCCTTTTTGAGCCATGCCCATTATATTTTTAGCCATAGGGTTTGACATGATCTGACTGTTTCCCATCATATTTTGGATAAACTGTCGCGGATTCCCCATTGTCTTAAGCATCTGCATAGGATTCATCATATTCATTCTGCATCATCCTTTCTTTGCGATTGTGAAGTTTTTCTTTGCGTTTGCGCAGTTTTCAACTGCTCAATCTTTTGCTCCAGTTCATCGAAACGCTTCATAAATACCGCTGTGGCTTCGTCTGATAGGTCAAATTTCGCTTTTTATGTGTCTGACGGTAAATTGTTAGGGTCTGCATCTAAAACAGGCTTGTAGAACCTTGTATAGATTTTTCCATCTGCTCCCCAGGATTTAGCATAGATCTCCGACAGGTCCTGCTTGGGGAAGAAAGCTGTGTTTCCATCCATAGGAACCTCATTCGGGGCTATGCACTCTTGCGCCGGTACAATACGACCGTACATCTGTACTGCGTTTTGCTGTGGCTGTTGCATAAACTGCTGTGGCTGGAACTGTTCCTGCTGTGGCATAAACTGTCCGTACATAGGTGTTCTATACTGCGGATTGAAATAGTTCGGATTCATAATCGGCTGTGGCATGGCTATTCTCCCTTTCTTCCATTGATTCTATCTGTTTCGCAATTTCAACTTCATCAAGTGTCTGATATGTCGGCTTGTTCATAAGTCCCAACGGACTGAAATTCATAAGCATTACCCGTTTCTCCTAAAACTTCCTCGATCACATGAACCATGATTGATTGATACTTAATCGGCACTTCCCTTGTACGTTCTTTGCTGAATATATGTTCCAGTGTTTCATCTGAAAATTTGAATTTTCCCATAAGGTCATCCCTCCTTATGCTTAAATTTTGGCATAAAAAAAGACGGTCTACCCGTCATGTATCCGTCACATTTCATTCACTATAAAATTATTGGAATCTTTGCAAAAAACTCCTTTCGTTTTAGGCTTGACTACTATTTTGACTACTATTCGACTACCCGTTGCCCGGGAATGCCCATTTTATCAGCTTTTTCGAGTGGAAGCAAGGGGGCTCGAACCCCTGACCTTTCGCGTGTGAGGCGAACGCTCATCCCGGCTGAGCTATGCTTCCGGGTACTGCAGTATTCTTCTGCCATCCTTATTATAGCACCGGCATTCGGAATTGCAAGTACTAACAAATGCGGTTAGTGGGATTTGAACCCACACGGGTAACCACTGGCACCTAAAACCAGCGCGTCTGCCAATTCCGCCATATCCGCATTTTCTCATATT